CAAAGTCTTCATGTCACCTTTGTTTGTCCACCCACCTCCAGATCTTGGAGCTCGTTTTGCGCCAAAGTCTAGTGAATCCTTTTTCTCTTTCTTCTGCCACGGCATCATACACTATTCTCCTTGCTATTCCACTTTTCTTGAAGAGCTGCTCTGAGTGATTCAAAAAATGCAGGATCTGCTTTTGCTCTTTCTTCAATAGCAGTACGTCCCTGAAATCGTTCGCCGTTAAATGTATACCAAGCACCCGCTTGATCGCAAACACGGAGTCTGAGAGCAAGTGAAATAATGTCCTCATATAGATCTATTCCTTCTCCATACATGTATCTGAATGATCCGTCTCTGCCTGGAGCAGACACTTTAGATTTTTCAACACGGAATTTAACTTCCTGACCAACCTTAATCTTGTTCTCTTCGTATTTTTCTCCGCCTCTTACATTTACACGAAGAGATGCAAAGAATGGAAGTGCTCTACCACCGGTTGTAGTCTCTGGGTTGCCAAACATTACTCCGATTTTCTCACGGACTTGGTTGATAAATACTACAGCCCATCCTTCATTTGTTGCGTTGATAATGCGAAGTCCTTTAGACATGAGACGAGCTGCTAAACCCATTGTTTGTTTTTGAGTTTCGTTATCATCTTCATACATTGGAACTATTGCTGCGACAGAGTCAAAGATAAGCAGCCCTTGAGGAATGTCAGTCATGATTTTGCGAATAAAATCAAAGAGCTTCTCACCACTTGAAGAGCGAATGAGAATCAGCTTGCTTAAATCAATGCCTACAGACTCTGCATGTTTCTTTTCAAACGACATCTCTGCATCGATAAAGACACAGGGAATATCTTTCTTTTGTGCCTCTACAATTGCCATCATAGCAATAAGAGTTTTACCTGAAGAATAAGGGCCATACAGCTCGGTGATGCGTCCCATTGGAAAGCCTCCACCTGTTGCCCAATCAAATGACGAAGAACCAGAGGAAATTCGCTTGACATCTTCCATGTCTTTAGCAAAACCTACTACGTCTTTGCCATACGCTTTGTTCAATTCTATGATGATCTTGTTGATGTCTGCCATATTGCCCTTATTCAGTATATTATAAACCAGAGTGACCTACTTGTATACAGTCTTTATTCACTAAAGACATTACGAGTAGCCACATTTGCGCTAATTCTGTATCCTGGAAAGTCCTCAATACTATTTTTGTTTGGATCCAAGAAAACAGGTGTGTTATATGGCGAATACATTCCCATATCTTTTTCACCAGGCTGCATTGGAGGGATTTGACCTGCATCTAAGAACTCTTTCATTTTCTTGAGTTTGTTCAGAATCATGTCAATTGTTTGCTCATCCTTTGTAACAACAAATGTTTTCATTGCCATGTCATCATCTGCTCTGTCAACGTATACAAACAAACATCGTTTAATATCTAAGCCGTAGCATTTCTTTAAGAAGTGCATGTATGCTTGTGCTTGCTGGTAGTGCTCAAGCTTTGGTTCACGAATAATTCTAAAACCAAATGAGTTGATTGTCTTAATTTCTAAGAGAGCATCTTCACCATTGAATGAAATGACACCGTCCGGATGTCCGCTAAAGAGAAGCTCATCATCTTGGATACGTAATCCTGCCTCTAAGTTTCCTTCTTTGATGAGTCCCATATTCAAGAACTTTGCTTGAATGAAGTTGTGAATTTGTGTTCCTCTCTCCATAAGCTTGATAGATTTTGCTGTCATTGATCCAGCAAAATGATACTGCTCTGGTGGGAGATTCAAAAGATCAAGAACTGCTGATCTTGGATGTGAAGAAATACCTGAAGCTCTAAAACGAGATTGCAGATATGTGCCTGAGTTTCTGTCTTTCAATACTTGACCATCAAAATGTTCTGGTAAATGTTGTACAAATAAGTCAAAAGTCAAGCCTTCTTGTTGTTGTAATTCTGGATTCATATTATTCCCTCTTTCGTAGTGAGATAAGTTGATAGTACTGCCCTTGTTTCTCATAAAGTATTTCAATGCAGTCACCCTTGAATACTTCTTTGTTAAATGCATGAAACGGAAGAACCCAGTTTTGAAGAATAAATTTGATAGTCTTATCATCTATCGTGCGTAATGTCACTATCTTCTGGTCTTTGTTCTTTCTATTTTTCGTTACTGCAATATCTGCAATGATAGCACTTGTATAGTCATACACTCTTGCTGTTACTGCATGCGGCATTTTTCCACCACACTTTTGAAACTTAGCTAGGAGCTCCTCATAAAGTGGATGCTTTCGCATTGTGATGTTGTTGTAGCTCTTGAATTTGCTTCCCTTATCTTCTTCTCTATCAGCAAAACTAACTGACAGTCCAAGATAAGTTCTCTCATCATCATAACGAGTTGCATCGCTATATTCTTCATAACGAATGATCTCATTTTTCTTTGCGCCTTGTTGATTCAATTGCTGAAGCAAAAGACCTGTATCTTTTTCAAGAGAACGCAATGCACTTGATCTGATGAGTGCTTCTTTCCCTCTCTTGTTGAGGACTCGTTTCTCTATCTTTTCACACATTTCTTCAAATGAAGTGAATGGTCTAAGCTCAATAATCTTTTCAATTGCTTTGTTGCCGAGGAACTTGATCTTGCCTAATCCAAAGAGAACACTTGCTTCTTCTTTGTTTGGTGTAAAGTCATAATTCGAAATGTTCACATCTGGTGCTGCCAATTGAATATTGATTCTCTTCATCTCTTTGACAATTGCATGTAAATCTTCTTCTGGTGAATATGAGAGCAATGATGCATAGAATTCTCTTGGATAATGCACTTTCATCCACATAGTCCAGTATGATACTAACGCATAAGCAACTGAGTGTGCTTTGTTAAAACCATATCTAGCAAATGTGACCATCAAATCCCAAATAGCTTCTGCATCTTCTTCAGTAGATCCGTTTGCCACAGCTCCACTAATGAATTTGTTGTGAAGTTCTATTCTTTGAAGTGCTTCCTTTGTTTTTCCTGCCTCAGAGTGTGTACCCTTAACAAGATTCTTACGAAGTGTTGATGCTTCTGCTGCTGTAAAGCCAGCAAATCTCTTTCCAAGAATCATAAGCTGCTCTTGATACACAATAGCACCGTATGTTGGATCAAGAATCTCACTCACAGCTGGATGATTGAATTTAGTTTGTTCAATCTCACCATGCATTACTTTGATGTACTCTTCTGTCTTTCCAGAATCAATTGGACCTGGACGGTCTAGAGCAGCCAAAGCAACGATGTCATTGAAGCATTGCGGCTTCATTTTCTTAAACCATCTCGATCCTGCATGAGAATCAAATTGGAATACACCACTCAATAACTCTAAATCATTGATTGTTTCGTATACTTCTTTGTCTTCTAAGTCTTCTGTTGGAAGGTCTCTGTAACTGAATCCTGCAAAAGCACATGCTTTCTTTAACATTGATAGAGTTTTGAGACCCAGTATGTCAAGTTTTAGGACATTTAATTGGCTCAATTCCTTATTATATATGCCGTCAGTCCATGCTGTCATAACATCATCACCTACTCGAATAGTAGCAATACACTCATCCAATGGACGGTCTGTAATAACTACACCAGCAGCATGTCTTGAGATGTGTCTGATCTGCCCATACAATGTTTCTGAGATTCTTTTGATTGCAGGATTCTTTGTGAACACTTCATCTAGAATCTGACTTCTAATTTCCTGACCATCAGGGCCGTAAAGCTTTCCATTCTCAAATGTTGCATGTTCACCGAGTTCTTTTGAAATCGCATTGACTTCTTGAGGATCGTAGTTGTACACTCTACACACATCTCGAATAATGTTTTTAGCTCTAAAGTTTCCTAATGCTGCAATGTTTGCAACGTGATCTTCACCATATCTGCTTGAGATGTAGTCTTTGACTCTATCTCTCTCTTCAATTTCAAAGTCAGTATCAATATCAGGCATCTCTTTGCGCCCTAAGTCAAGGAAACGCTCAAACAGAAGATCATATTTAAGTGGATCAATTTCTGTAATCTTAAGAAGCCAACAAACTAAACTGCCTCCAGCCGATCCTCTAGCAGGACCAACAAAGATGTCATTTCTTTTTGCCCATCCTATGATGTCTGCATTCACAAGGAAGTAATCGACTAATCCCTTTTCTTTAATGATCTCAATTTCTGTTGCTAAACGCTCTTGATACTCTTGTTTTGTATCTAATCCCTTTTCAATCATTGCCTCATTGAGAAGTTTGATGAAGTAGTTTTCATGTGTATATCCTTCAGGAACAATCGCTTTTGGAACTTTGTACGTAGTGTCTAGTTTGACTACATCTACCTTGTCTGCAATCTTGCCTGATTCATTAAGATGCTGTTCAAACTTTTCGAATGGATAGTAATCTTTGTGCCACTTATCCCATGACTCGATCATCTCATTTTCATTCTTCATCCAATACTGATCTGAAGAGAAAATCCAGATCTTGTCTTTCTCATCGAAAGTTTCACCTCTCTCTTCAGCTGTTTTCTTTTCTTCTTCTTGCTTTGCCAGATCTGCTAATGTAGCTTTTGCTGACATCAACATCATAGTCTTCTGTGCTTCATAGTCTTCTTTGCGCACATAATGAGCATCACCAGTTAAAACACCTGGAATCTGATACTTTTCTGACAACTCAAGGAGATATTTGTTAGCATCTTTTTGTGCCGGATAATCAGAAGCCATGAGCTCGATGTAGTAATCATCACCCATTTCAGCCTTCATCATTCTTGTCCAAGCATCAGCCTCTTCATACTTACCGTTGAGAATAAGCTGCGCTGTCTTACCCAAAACACAACCAGATAAGATGATAAGTCCCTCTTTGTGTCTAAGCAGTGTATCCCAGTCTACTCTTGGTCTGTAGTAGAAGCCATGTTTTTGTGCTGCGTTATTCAACTTAAGAAGATTTTGAAAACCTTGTTGATTTTTCACAAGGATAGTACAGTGATTGTAGCTTCTGTGATCCTTGTCTTTTAGATTCATGTCATCACAAACATAAGCTTCCAAACCAAAGATGTGTTTGATGTCTATGTCTTGCGCCTGGTTAAACATACGAACAAACGAGATCAAGTTACCGTGATCTGTAATAGCCACAGCCTTGTGTCCCATTTCTTTCGCATATTTGATGCCATCTTCAATCTTCCCTGCGCCATCTTGAACAGATGCTTCACAGTGACGATGTAAGTGACAAAAATCGTATTTGTTTTCCATATTAGATGAGTTTCTCTACCCATGGAAGGGTCATAGCTTGATATGAACTGTGTAGTGCAGAGTAGAATGTGCCAACTTTTTCTGTATCACCAAGCTTAATAGCTTTGTGGAGCGCAAGCATTCTTGCCCAGTCTGCCCAATACTGATTGCCATCATGAGCATCAACAATGAATTCTATTTCTTGCTGAGCTGTAGTCAAATCAATTTCGTCAGTGATGAGTCTTCGCTCAAAGTCATAAAGCTCATTGAATGTTTTCCAACTTGTATCTGGCATCTCAGGCATGAGTACTGCAGGAGTGTTGTCCTTGATCATTTCCCATGCTTTGTCATAGTGGTTTGAATAAATGTGGAATGAATTAGCTAAGTGAGTATAAGTACCGAGTCCCACACCTAATTTACGAGCCAAGAACTCTTGAAAGATAGTGAATGCAAAGACATCATAAGTTGTGCCGAGAACAATATCGTTGGAACGCATTATTGTAGTCATGTTCAATTTCTCATTACGAATCGTAAACATGAATCCTACTGTACATGGAACATCTTTTGTTGGGGCATAATCTCTCCAAGGATCCCAAATAATAGCAATTGCTTGTCTACTTGATGGATCTTTTGTGAGTTTGTCGTACACTAAACCAAATTGTGATTTGTCTAGTTCTCTGTTCTTGCCAACTAATCGCTCTCCGTATGCTCCAGCTAAGATATTGCCGTCATCTGAGAAGTTAGCCATAGCTTTGTTGTATGGAGTGAGGCGCTTAACATCATTGTCTCCATTCATGTACCAAAGAGTTTCAATGATACCGTAGAAGGGATTCATTTTGCGGCTCTTTAATGAGATCATTCTAGAGAGAATGTTCTTCACTTCAAAAACTACTGGAGTAAGCTCTTTTGTTTCCATCCCTCTTGGAGATGCAACCATTCCTTCAGTCATAAGTTCGTACAAAGCTGTTTTGAACATGTCCTGAAGATTCACACCACTATACGTATGCAACATAATCCTCCTATACTTCTATATAAGTAAGCACCTTTTGGGCCGCTTCTATTTCTTCTTTTTCTTTAGCTTTTCCTTGGCGCATTACCCATGAAGGGTGTGGCAATAAGAGAGTGTGACTCCCTTTGTAGATGCCTGCTCCGTAAAAGTTATTGATTCCAAACATTTTTCCTGCAAACTTGCCAAACAAGAGAATCAGTCTAGGCTGAACATACTCTATTTGTTTAAGAAGCATCGGAAACTGTTCATCTATGAGTTCTTTCGTAGGCTCTGAGTTGGCCGCTGTAGGAACTTTAACTATGTTGCTAAAGGATACTATATCCCATCTACCGCCTATTACTTTATCCACATAGTTACCGAATAAAGTGCTCTTGTATGTCTCAGAAGTGTGTCTTTCTACTTCATCGAAATCTTCTAAAGACATCAACCAGTTTGTTTCTTCCTTCTGCTCTTCAGTCATTGGGTTGCCTGGATTCTGGCCAACAATAAAAATCTTGTTGCCGTTGAAGAACCCTACGACATTGTACCCGTATTTATCTTTTAACTCTTTGAATATGAGTTTATTATATTCCTGAAGTGTCATTTTGTACAATCCTATTTAGTCATCGAGTACACATAAGAGCCATCAATGAGATCTTGTGTAATCTGCGCTCGTTGATGTTCAAGAATTTGCTTGTAGTATTCTGGATTTTCATTGAGATAATTCATCTTTGTGCGCAACTCTTTGTAGTTGTGTACTCTTCGCCAATCATCTTTACTGCAGAAGTGTTCATCAGCATCGTACTTGTAATCAAAGAAAGCTACAATGTCATGCATGTAGAGCTCGTAAGGACGAGGTGAGATGAAGTGAACTTCATTATTTACCACATCTGTGATGACTACACTGTATTTTGCAGTATCAAGAGTTTCTTTGAACTTGTTGCGATCAATACGATTCTCAATGCCAAGGAACTGGCTCTTTGTAGTTACTAGATGTCCAGGTCTCCACACATATTCTAAGAAGTCGTCTAAACGATCTCTTTCTGTGCCGCCAAAGTAAAATTCAGTCGTCTTGCTTGCTATTGCTTCATCTACTGTTCTAGTCCATTCATGTTTGTAAGGGAGTAGCTCTCCTAATGCGCCAAACTTATCATCTTGTGTGTAGATCGGAAGAGTGCTCTGGACATAGATGTTGTCAAACATGTAGAGATACTCGATCGTCTCAGGAATAAGTTTTTTGTCTGTCAAAAAGAAATCTAGTCGTGGAGTGTGTGCTTTGAAAAATGGGATAATTTCATCACCAATCTTGTCTAGTTGAAAGCTGCCACACCAGATAATGATGCGGTCAAACACAAACTGTTCGTCATCCCATATCATTTTTGATGCATCCAAGATGTTTTTGTCTTGGAAGTAATCAGATTCGTCATCATTCAAATCATTCTCACTTAAAATGTAGACACTATGTCCTTGATCTGCTAAGATTTGAGACATGTGCACGATCTCATACGACCATGCCGCATTATCTAAAGTGTCATCAACAAAGTAAAGTGGTTTGAATGGTTTGTAAATTCCTATTGTCATTCTTCCTCCTTTATGATATTAAGAAAGTCACAGATAGATTCTACCTGTGAGTGTATGTTCTGATCAGATGTATCTAAGAACATGTAGTCACACTTAGTTTTGAAGAGCAAGAACTCTCTATACCGCTCATCAATTCTCGAATACTTACTAAAATCTATGAGATTTGTCTTATCTTGCTGAAAGTACTCTGGTGACTTGTATAGGTAGATTATCTTGGTGCCTAATGTAGCATACCTTTTGTCGAGCTCTAAAATTCTTTCAGGAATTGTTTTGCGCTCATAAGCATGAGCATAAGCCCATTCACTCGGATAAGACCTGTCAAAGATAATGCTAAAGCCAATTTGCTCAAGCATCTGGATGCGAGCCTCTTCTGCATAGAGCAAGTCTATGTTATGATCATACCACTTTTCTTCACGAATTTCTTTGTAAGCTGGGATGTTCAACGTTTTTGAGAGCTCTCTAATGATCGACGTTTTGCCGACCATGTCTATACCCTCAATAATTATGACTTGTTGTTTACTCATTTCATTGCCTCCAGCATTTTTGCAACTCCATCTTTGAAACTACCCGCCTGCCATTCAAGATCATGACTATCAAATGCATAACGCAAAAGTGTAGTGTCTGCTTTTGTAGTTTCGAGGTAGTTCTGTGGTTTGTCAACATATTCTACTTCTACTTCTTTCTCCAACACATCACTGATTGCTTTGATCACATCATTAAATGAGACATTCGTGCCCGATCCGATATTGTAGATACCTTCGTGCTCTCTCATTGAAAGATCAATGATCGTGCTTATCACATCGTCCTGATAGATGAAATCTCTTTTTTGTTTACCGTCACCCCAGATGACAGGCTTCTCACCATTAAGAATTTGCTTTGCAAACATGTATACTACACTTGCAAAATCACCTTTGTGCTCTTCTCTTTCACCAAATGTTGCAAAGATTCTGAGACCGAGAATTTCAACTACATCTTGATAAGCAAGTTGTATATTTTCTAGTGCCCATTTTCCTTTGGCGTATTCGTTAAGTCTGCTTAGATCAATTTCAGCATTTTCTGTCTGCTCTCCATCAACACCAGCATATAAGCTTCCTGTTGAGGGATACACTAAACGAGCTCCTGTTTTTGCACAGAAATTAAGTGCATGAATAAATGTAGTGATTGTGTCATCTAAACATCCTGCTAAATCTTGTTTGAAGAGTGTGATTGATGATGGTGCTGCAAAATGATAGACAATATCAAAGTTGCCATACATTTTGAGATAGTTCCATGTGTCCTGTTGTCTGATGTCTTTCTTGACGAAAATGACATTCGACATCTTTGGAACGTTCTCCTCTGCGCCATACATTAAGTTGTCAACCACAACAATATCGTGGTCCATGACAGCAAGTTCTTCTGCCAATAGTGATCCTAAAAAACCTGCTCCACCTGTTATGAGTATTTTCATGAATGCTCCTTATAAAACTCTATTGTTGCGCTTTTTCAGCTTTTTATTCTTCTTAGGTAAGTATATACCATTTTGTGTTCTTCTAAAACCCGCATCTCCAACGTCATGAAGTGGCATGTCATAATCTTCATCACCAAAATCAATGTCTCGAGATTGTCCCTTAAATCCGTGAAAATCTTGTGAATTGCTGTATGGGGGTATAGATGGTGTTTTGTCTGCTGGCTGTGTATACTTCACAGTGACTTTTTCTTCAATTTCAAGCTTGATAGCATCTTCTAGTTCAAACATGCCACCGACTTCAACTGGAATATCGTCCATAATTAGTCTGTGTGGTTGGAACACATCAAGACAAGCTTTTGTCTCGCCCTTTTTGTTGCCAACAATAGAAAGCCACCAGTTTTCTTCACCTTGATCTGTGTCTAAAGTATTTCTTGTGGCCACATCTACACCGGACCAGAAGACTGCCATGTTGACATGTGAGTGCCACCACAACTTAAGATTCTCTACTGGAAAGTTTTCGTCTTGCATTTTCTCAAGCATGAATTCGTGGAGTGATTTTTCATCTAAAGTTGTCTCTACTCCTGTTACTTCTTGCTTGATTAAGAAGAGATCTGGCACATAAAGAATTCCACCTGGTCGTTTCTCAACAAGACCTACTCCTGAAATCTCATAGCCTATGTTGTCTATGTAGTATTTCATTTTCAGATGTGCTAATGGCGAAAGAATTACTTTCATGTGTCCTCCTTAGAATGGTACGTTACTATCATCATCCGAACCGTACGATGTTGTGTATGTGAATGATGTCACTCGTTGTGGCGCAGTTGTTGCTGCACCTTCATAGGCTTGTATGTTAGCATGCTGATACCATGTTTGTTGCATCAGTCTTTCTTGTACTCTTCTATCTACATCTCCTGGTCTAATGCCATAAGATGAGAAGTCAAAGTTTTTATCTCTTTTTGCTGTGCTTCTATTCCATTCTGCCCATGAATGGTAGTAACCTGATGGGGGATTCTCTTGCGCAAGAAAAGCCATAACCGTTTCTAAAAGAACGAAAAGATTCTTTTCTTTGTATGCTGCTTCAAGCGGAGTGCTGAAGTTTCCAAGACATAATCTTCCATTACTCAAGCATGGATGATCATTGTGACCTGCTCCCTTATACACATTTATGATTGCCAATGCTTCACTTGCGTTACGCTTTGACCAGTCTATCCATATACGGAAGACTCCTAATATAATGTTCTCCTTACGCAAAAACTCAGTGGTAAAGATTGTCACTGCTGGGTCTCTGAATTCGTAACCCTGAATGAGCAAGTTGCTCATGATTCTGTCTATTTCTTGTTGCTTTCCTTCTACAGAAAAAGAAGACTTTACCGCCTCTAATCTTTTCTCAGTATCTTCTAGCTCTTTGCGCTTTCTACGTACTTCATCTTGTAACAAATTAACACTCGTTCCGATCTCATTCCGTCTGTGTTCAAGGATACTGACATCCGCAATTACTGTGTTGATAATCTTCTTGGCAAAGTCTTCTCTTGCTGTAAAACGAAAATCAAAGGAGGGAGACCAAGCACGTTTTGGTAGTACGTCTTTGTCTTCTAAAATCTGTCGTATCATTCTCGTAGTTCTTAAAATGCTTTGTGACATGATCTCCCTCCTATTTATGATTTATCGACCACCCTGCATACGTGAGGAGAGAACGATTTGATCACCGTCTTCGACGATGTCATCACCTTCTGCCTCTTGACCGTTTACAGTTACGTGATCACGCTCTTTGATAGTAAATCCTGCTTGTTCGACTGCCTCTTCAACTGTGAGCTCTTCGTCTTCATCGAACTCGACTGTTACTGGGCGGCCTCCGAACCGAACCACTGATACGCGGAGTAGTGTACTCTCTTCTTCTTGAGAGCGGCGACGGGCACCTGGACGCATAGGTCCTCCTTTCATTAATTTTTCTCTACGCATATAAATGAGACTAAATCAAACAACAAGTGTTTGGTCTCAAGCTCTCCCTTAGCGTAGTGTTTAAGTAGAGCTCCAATTAAACCTGCAATGACAAACTGATTGTAAGCCACTGCGCGTTCTGTACATGCTATCTCTTCTACTTCCGAAGAAGGATAGAGATACTTTTGATAATACTGAACTGCTTCTTGGTCTGTCATTTTGACAGCGAATATTTCGAGTTGTTCTTTAGCCATGCGGCCATCAATAATGAGACTCAATCCGACATACTTTATGTCATTGAATATCTTGATGCGAATGTCCATCGAATCAACTGCCATTACGAGTACCTCAACATCTGTGGCACTTATATACTCCGGCATTCCTACCGCGAGATTCTCCCATCTTCCATCAATGTATTCACAAATCTCTTTGCCCATTTCTTCATTGATGCGTTGCTTAAGGACTTCTCCTTTTTTCTTGCCAATGTCAGAAAGTCTGTAGAATTGTGGTGCTACATTAACGTCTTCTATATCGTCAAAGTCTACAATCGTAATCTTTTGTGCACCCATTTTTGCAAATGCTAGTGCTGTCCATGAACCAATTCCTCCAGCGCCGACAATCATTACATGCTTGGGTAATTCGTCTGGACGAATAATACCGTCTTGTCTATTGAATAAACCAATGTTAGTATCCATTTTGAATCCTCCCTTTATTCTTTGTAATTTTGTCTAACACACATTGTAAGAAATCTTGTTCATTTATTCCTGCAACTGTGCATACTTCTGCAATCATTGATCTCATCATTAAGAAGATGTCTGCTGCTTCTTCAAGCATTTCTTCAACTTTCACATCTTCTTCTGATTTGCGCCAAAACTTATGAGGATAAGTTCTTCGCATCTCTATAATCTCTTCAATGACATGGAATGCAAGTCTGTCAATTCTTTCTGTTAGACTCGCAGGTTCATTTCCATGAAGGGTTGCGCCCAACAGAGTACGATATTCATCATGCTCTTTAGCCAGTTTTTGGTATAGCGTACCTATCTGTTGGGCTTCAACCATATTGCTCCTTATTCAAATTTAGTCTTGGAAACCGCTATTTGCAGTTATCGTTTGACCGTTCTTAGCCGCAATCACTGTATCTACGATTGCTTGAATCTCGTCTTTAGTCTTCACTGATACGAAATCACGTGGATTTGGTGCAGTTTCGAGTAACTTCAATTCTTCTGCGTTGAGATCTCTAATAGAAGCTGCATGTGGGAAACACATAACTTTTCTAGTCTTTCTCTCACCGGTCTGAATAATTTGAATGTCTGCTCTTGTGAGGTCACCAATCTTAAATGCTTTTTCAGCATCTGAAGCTGGTTCACCAGAGAATGTTTCAAAGTTACGGAACACTGCTCGTGTATCCTTGAAGAGCTTGACTTTTCCATCTGCTCGGTCAATAACTGGTAGGACGAAGTATACTGCTGGTTGATCCAACTGATCTGCTGGACATTCAGCCTCATCGTCCATGTTGAGGTATTTCAAACACTCGAATACTTCTTTTCGCTTTGGCCAACCTGCTGGCATATCGATGAAGTGAGTGCCTTGAATGTATGCTTCCTCAAGTGGTTTTAAGAAACGCACTGTAAGTTGAGGTAAGTCTACTGATGGTTTGATGAACACATCTGCGAAGTCTTTTCGTGCTCCGCCACGTTGTTTAAGTAAGTCTTTGACTGACAATTTTGCCATGGTCTTTTCCTTTCGTACTATTTGTATGTTTAGTCCTCGTGATTTTCCTTTACCGCCGGTGGTGTCATAATCTGTAATGACATAATCGTATGGCGAATCTGTATCTATATCTTCGGACAATTTTTGTGCTAGGTCTTTTTTGATGTAACCGACTTGCTTAGTTACTTCCGTAAGAAAATTGGAATCTTCATATCGTGCATATACTGCTATTGCATAAGGATCGTATTGGTTGTTTGGCTCACGAACAAGCAAGAGTTCTACTCTTGATTTGTCAAACTCTTCCAATCTTGCGATTGTCTGAATGACATATTGGCGTTGTTCAAACGAAACACCAACAATCTTTGTGTGGAATACATCAATATTTTCTTCCATATTTGCTTTGGATAGTCTTATTATATCACGTAATTGTTCAAAGATAAATCAGCATTTTTCTATTTGGCGCTTAAAGTTCTTCCATGAAGTCCGAATACCGATCCATCCAATTTTTCTTGTGTGAAAGCGAGTACAGTCTGGATGCTTCTCATGCAACATTTTGATAGCATTTTCGTAGTGTTCTTTTGAAGAGTACAATCCCATCCTGTTGCCGCCTGGAGTAGCGCCTGTCTTTGGCTTAACCATAACATAATTGTTTGAGAGCAAAGTGTTGTAACCAGCCTTGAGATGCTTCAAGACAAAATTGAGATCTTCTATTTCGATGTCAAGATCATAATCAATGCCGGTGTCTGTTGAAGTCAAAACAGCGCAGTATACTCCCTTGTTGAATGTATATGGTTCAGTTGCCCAATGAGCTGTTACTTCATAGTTAAGACCTGCTACTTTTATATCTTTGTATGAGTCTGCTATTTCTTCTACCTTAGACAGAGCATATTGAGGAGATACTTTCACTTTAGTCTTATCTTCTTTGCGCTCAATAAATGCTGTCATGTTGTCATCTAGCTGCCAGTATTTCTCTATACCGACTGATCTGCAGTATTCGAGCAGACTCTGTCTTGCAAAAGGAATTCCCATGTCATTTTGCTTCAAAACAAAGATGCTTATTTGCCCGTTTGGAAAGAACATTTTTGTGTATGCTTCTTGATCTTGCGGCTCAACAACAATTGTGAACTCATAATCTGGCTCTTGCATCAGTAAACCGAATGTCTTTGCGAGATTCTTATCAGCTCTTCCCTTGCTAAGGATGAAAATTGGGTATTTTGTTTTCATAGTATCTCCGTAATTTGATATGGACCAGCGTTTGATATGAGTCTGTCCACCTCTTCTTTAGTCATTGTGTTTGGATCTCCTTCATGATCATCAACAACTTTAATTTGCATGTAGTTCCACAGGCTCTGAATAAGTTTAATTGTACCGTGATTGCCTGCTGCATCAGTGTCAAAGAATATGATGAGCTCTTTTATTTGCGCATTTCTTAATATCTCGATCTGGTCGTTAGCTATTGATGCGCCTAAAACTGCTACTGTATTTGTGTATCCGTGTTGATACATCGACATACAATTTATTTCTCCCTCAACAACAATGACAGGTTGTGTTTTATCAATTTTATCGAGGTTGAAAACAACTTGTGCTTTCTGGTATCTGATGAGAGCTATATACCGCGGCTCCTCATTTTTAGTGTTTCTGCCACTCAAGCCTATCAATCTTCCTCGTTCATCGTAGATTGGGATTCCCTGATAGCCTGTTTTAGGATCGAAAACAACGTTAAAATGGTTACATACCTCCTCAGTGAAGCCCCTTGTATACATGTATGTGTAATCTTTAACATACTGGCTAAGCATCCACTCTGGTACTGGCTCATTGCTTGGTTTGTTTGGTTTATCTTTTCTTGCTAAGATTTGTCTGACTTTTTCTTCGATTGAATCTGGATCAGCTTTCTGGATCCACATCTTGCGCATCTTATCTTCAGCTTCTACTAACTCAAGACCATCCATCTTTGCAACGAATTGAAGAATGTTTCCCTTCTCACCGCAGGCAAAGCAGCCCCAAAGACCAGTTTTGACACTCATTCCGCATGAAGGATTTGACTCTCCATGAAACGGACAACAAAACATTGCATTGTCACCACCAACTACAACATAATCAATCCCATAACTTCCAAGGACGTCAAGATTATCGATCTGGTCGTATTCATATTCTTTGAGCATATTATGCGAATCCGTTTCCAGTAGCAGTTTGCATTGCAACTACTTGTTGTTCCTGAACTGTAGGTGTTGGAAGCTGTGCATACTCACACAGATATTCTATATGATTTGTTGATGGATCCCATTTGACAGCAATATCTTTTGGACTTGCGCCTCTTAACTTTACTGAAGTGAATCGTTTTGCTTTGTGATATCGAGTCTTACCATTTCCTGTAAGGATAAATGCATGATCAGCATCTTGGCCGAGTGAATCTGAAAATGATAGTGCTGCTACAGTAAGTTCTTCACCGTTGCGCATCATATCTTCTGCACTTCGTCCAATCTGTGACAGAATGATGATTGGCTTTCGATATTGCATTGCCAATGCTTTAATTCTGTTTGAGTTGTCTTTGATACCTTCCCATCCATTTTTTGTTGTCTTCATCAAGTAGATAGGATCGACAAAGAGAATATCTGGGTCATCTTGTGTCAGAATTGCTTCTAATGTTGTTGGAGTACAATCACCAGTTCTGTCATGTATTCTAAAGTCTTGTTCTAATCTTCCAATTTCTTGTGCTCTTCTTTGATAGATGTCAAGTTCTTGTTCAGTAAGACTCATTCTCTTGATCTTGTTGATAGTAATTCCTGTTGCCAAAGCATCTAACTTCTCAAAAAGCTGTTCACGTGGCATTTCCAAAGTAACGTATGAGACTTTCTTACCTGACATGAATGCACTAAATGCTTGAAATAGAGCAACAGTTGTTTTACCTTCTCCTGGACGCCCTGATATGATTCCGTAATCTCCTGGGCGATATCCCATGAAGTGTTCATCTAATTCTGGAATACCAGTTGTGATACCCATTGGGCTCTCACCTGCTGCAACTGCTTGTCTGTATTGTGTGATACGATCAAGCATTTCTCTAAAGCTACCAAAGTCACTGATACGAGCTCCACGCACTAACTCTTGATATTTTGCTCCGATGAACTCGACAATGTCGTCATCATGTCTGCCAAGCTTTGTTGCCAACTCTTGTGTAAATCCAGCAATGACATTTCTTTGATGTGAGCTAATGACTTTGTCTCGATAGAACTCGAAACGATCATCTACTCTGCCTGGTGTAAACTCTGGGATTTGTTGCTGTACTGTGGATAATGCTGGAAGTGTGTGATACCGATCAACGTGAGCTTGGATAAACTCCCAAACTTGTCTTGGTATATTCTCTGTAAACGATTCAAGAGTGATTCCTCTTGTTTGCGCATCAAAATACTTTTGAAGATTCGCCTCAATGAGTATCTTATGGAGAAATTGCGCTTCAGAAGTATTGAGTTCGACAGACATGCAGCTCCTTAATTTAGTTCCTACAAATAACCTGATGAGAAGCCAGCTTAACTGGCCTCAGCATCAAATTACTTGATTTGAGTCTTCTCTAATTCATTGACAAAGCCAAAGAATGATTTGAAGAATGGGTCATTTTGAATCAGGTTGACCACTTCCTGTTGTGGAGTCATTGCTGGTAAAGCAGGTTGTTCTTCTACTTCACAACAGCAATCACATTCACAATTTTCACAGTCACACTCGTTGATCTCATCAAGAGTTTTCTGGAGTTGTGTAACATTTCTGTTAACTGCTTCCATGCCCTTTGCCATCTCGACTTGATTTGCATTTAAGATCTTCATCCCTTGGACGAATGATGCTATAGATTCCTTCAGTTCATCTGTAAACAATTTGAAGGCTTCTCTGCTTACGTATGGTGTATCTACCTTCTCTTCAACTGCAGGTCTTTCTTGGGCTATCTGAGGGACCGGCTGTATAATTACTTGTATGGTTCGCATAGTGTTCCTTTACTTTATTGAGCTACTCTAATGTATCCGTTATGATCGAGGTTTTCCTCAATTTCACGTTGTAATCTCATTGTATCATTTTCTTCGAAATCTTGAATAGCCAAATTCTCCTCGTCCACATCAGAGAGGTCCACTCCGAATGATGCTTCAGGCAAATTAGCAATTTTGTTGAAGTCGATTTGCGTGTATTTTCGTGGCATTTTGCCTCCTTTATTTTGATCTGAGTTGTAAATACTTTTTAGCTACCGCCGGACCCCATGAGCTATTCATGTTCTCGTTAGATGGAGCATACCGTTCCCAGATCTCATGGATCGTTTCTCTGCCATCATCAAGGTAGACTGCTTTGATTATACGAGCATGATCATATATGAATGCCTCGTATGAATCGTACTCCTTTATGTATCTCTCACCGTTGTTCCAAGCCATGATACCAGCACAGTTGTGTCGTTTATCGTTGGTATCTTTACTGTATGATCCACAGTATCGGCTTTCGTGAAACTGGATAGAAGCCAAAAACAGTGCATCTACTCCATATTTCTTACCTGCTGCCACAAAATGTTCTGCTTGTCCGTCTAGTGGTGTGCCTTTGAGCTCTCTTTCGAGTACCACTTGATCATATAGCTTATCATTCGGGGCCCCTACTTTAGTCGTAAGGTCTGCGCTTGGGGCAAGGACAGACTCTATTCTTTTGGGCTTTCTGTCTCCCCAGTCTGAATCATAGACTGTCGTTTCACAATTGAATCTTTGAGAGCATTATACTCTAGATCGTATTGATCTCGTACAGGATCCACAATTTCTGGATTATTGTACGCAAATACAATTGCTGGCCACGCAGATTTGACCTTATTATAAAATCCTGCGACTTTAACCGTGGTCAGGGCAAGTAGAGCGACCACGATCAGGAAGATGACAGTATATTTTACTGCCTTTCCTTTGTTGAAGCCCTTGATTGGGTTTGTCATATTTTTGGTTCTTTATTCAGGCTGTTTTTAATAATTGTTTGCTGAATAAAAAATCCTCCTTATACTAGTCATTGAATACTAATACAAGGAGGATGTAAACTGGATCTTTTGGAATCAAACTATATCAATTTTACTTAAAGGTATCAAGACCTTTGAAGTCAAGAACAGTTTTTACGCCACTTTTGTGCATATATTTATCAACTGCACTGGCGATTGAAGTCTTGAGGTTGACAAGAGTGTCAGCCACAAATACTGCGAGAGCTACGTTCCATTCAATGACGAATGTTCCGAGTTCTCTGTTAATCCCTGCTGCAATAATTGTAATTACTGCGAGAAATGTGAATATCTCACCCAAAACTAGAGTTCTAAGAAACTCTTGTACGGCAGATAGCATTTCAGGACTTAGTCTTTTCATCTTCGCTCTCTTTCTTAGCCTGTGTATTTCTACGATTTGCTCCTAGTTTTTCGAAGAAGAGCAAAATACCGGCTATGATATCCTGCAACTTGTTGTTTTTGACTTCTTCTTCTTTACTATTATCTATCTTATCACTCAAAGTTTTGAGGTCTACTTCCAACTTGTCTATTTGAAGTTTCTGTAATCTTACTTTCTCAGTGAGATCTGCTACCTCTTGTTGAAGATCTTTCTTCTCTTTAGCATGCGCAATCTTCATGTCTTCCATGACTCGCTTTGCTGTATCGAGTTCTCCTTCAACACGGAGCAACTCATCGATTTTTCCTTTCACAACTTCGGCGTCTACAATAGAACCGAGCTTGTTGCATACATATTCGAGGAATGAATCATATTTCTTTTTGCGCTCATCTGATGTAATCTTCTCAGTCTCATAAAGACCTTTCCATTCCTTTACATCTTCTTGTGCTTTTTTAAGCGCATTGTCTAAATTATCTCTATCTTCTTTGAGTTTTGTGTATATCTCAACTACCTGTTGTGCAGTGCCTGTTTTTCTATCAACTTTAAACGCATCAAAGATAGTGTCGCGTTGATTTGAATTGTTGACGAGGTCTGTGAATACTTGTTTCTTCACAATCATTTCGTCTTCTTGCATATTCTCTCCTTGCTTCTTAGTAATACTCATCACTCTGAAACCGAGAATTATTTCTTGTGCAGTATCAATGCTGCCACTCGTGTATCTTTTTGTGATAGGTGCTTCCTCAGCATACCAAGGATCTCGTACAATTACTGTACTGCCTTGAACTGATTTAGCCCTGACAAAGTGATCTCCAGTCCCGCCAATGTTCTTTGCGCTAACTCTTAAAATTACGACCAAACCTTGGTCAAGGTATTCGCGAAGTTTATCAATCGGTGCTGGGACTGTATCGTAATTATAACTCCCTTTATAGTCAATTGTAAATACCTCTTTTAGTTTGTTCCAATCTAGAAGGTTCTTTGTTGTTCCGATGAAAGCACCCGGCACGTTTTTCAGTTTGTTGTTCACAGTTGATGGAGTCTCATCAGTGTAGCCTGCTTCGTTTAATCCGTCGCAGACACTAGTGATGACACAACCATACTGACCAATTGTGCCTGTTCCGTGTCCGAGCAATTGACTTGCCCATCTAGTATCTCGTTGTCCAATCATAATAATCTCCTTTAGAGCATTAATCCCATAGGTGCTCCACCTAAACTGAATTGAAATTCAATAAATGCTACTGTTCTATATTCTGGTTCGTTGCTTGAGCTATTTGCTGTTGTGCTTCCAGAACTGTATGTTGCAGCTACTGAAGAGCATGATGCAAGAGAGTGGTTCTGATAAGGGCTCGCCATAGGTGTACCATTACCAATCAAACGATCAGATGGAATGTGTGCAGAAATGTTTGCACTTGGATGTGTATGCGTTCCATTTGATGTGTGACTGTGTGATTGTGAACCATGTGTATGTGTATTACTTCCACCAGTGTTACCAACTTCTGATGTAGTGTTAGTACACTTAAGGTGTTTGCCTTCCATTGAAGCAACTAGTCTCCAACCGACAGGAATATCTGCCAAGTTGCCAAGCCATAGACATACAATTCCTTTAGTCAATCTTCTTGCGCCTGTGTTATTAATGACAGCATTAAGTTTGCGGTATGCTGGCTCTACAGTTTCTGTTGTTGTTAAGCTTCCGCTATAGTCATTGACATTTTGTGTTCCACCATTCAAAGTAATAGAATGAGTATGAGGCCACAAAACACCGCTGCCATTTGGAGGAGCAATTTGTCTGTCTTTCTTGTTGTTATCACTTGCTCCGCTTGTTGTACCGCTATGTGTATGAGTTACGCCCGTGTGACCGTGTGTTATGTCATGAACATTTGTTAGACTGCCAAATGAAGTAGTAAGGTCTGAGTCTGCTGCTGCCGCAGCACCTTTGAGATACTTATTTCTAAAATCTGGTATGCCGCCTGTTCCATCACAGAATGTTGCCCATGATGGTAATGTTGATGAGTCAAAGAAAACGACTGCACCGTCTGGGACTGCGTTGTATCCGACAGATCTGATGAATATAACTTTTCTGTATGGTGGTTCATTTGACACAGCACCGTATGTAACTGTACCACTAAGCTGTCCACCTGATGTGCCACCTATATTAAATGTGTGGTAGTGATCATTCTGCAGAACCTGAGCATCTGCTGTGCCGTTTGTGTTGTCTGAATAACGACCTGTAGCAGTTGTAGTTCCTGTATGGTTGTGATCTACTATATTATGTGTGTGTGTTGGGCTTGTGTGAGTATGAGTAGCTGCACCACCTGTAGTATCAGGGTCTACTCCATTTTCTGCGCCTTTTGCAAAAAGCGCGTCTAGAGTAGTCTCGCGCACAAACCCGGAAGGGATTGACGCGTTCGTTCCTGGCCAAATGAGAATAACGCCTGGTCCTATCATATTATGTTGTCAAACGGAAGCCGCCGAAGTAACCGTCGTACGCTCCTGATCCTGATCTCAAGAAAATAAATGTATCAATTGCACCTGGATCTGAAGAGAGCGCTGGTGGAGTTCCACCCGGCCACTTAATTCCTGACCACCACGTAACTGTTCTTCCGCCTGCACCATCTTGTACTAAACGAATCATGAACAATCTATTGTCAATATCATTTGTAACAGCAAGAATTCTGTTTCCTCCTAATGTTACTGTATGAATACATGATGTGTTCATGTCGAACGTTACTGTAGCTCCGTCAGAGGCAGCATTCATTGTTTTGTCGTCAAACAAATTACCGATGTCATCATACACTTGGTCTGCCCAAGTTGCTGTTCCATCATCACCTGCAGCGACGTTTGTGACTGTTCGTACACTTGCCATATTAGTTTACCGTAATCGACCACTCAATTGTGAGTGTGTCATTTTCTGTCTTTACTTTGTTGATAGTTGTATGTGCATATAGCTCACCACTGTTTGGAGTGCTTGAAGCGTCATCACCAAAGAGACCAATTTCTGTCAATGTTCCGTTTGATTCACTAGTTGACAGATACGTTGTGAATGTAGCTACATTTGAATTATGCGCAAACACCGAAATTGGCTTACGAAATAATTCTTGACCAAGAATGTGGTCATATCTGTTGGGAACATCTGATGACGTACCTGTAGCAAAGTACGTAATCTTTCCTTTACCTGACTGCTGGAAAGCAAGTCTCTCAGCTATGCTGTTTTTGCCAAGGTCACAAAACACATTCAAAATATGTATGACATCTTCTTGTCCCGTTTTAACGTTACGAAAAGTCAATTTAACTGCGCCTATTATGCCTGTATTGCTGTCTTTCTTATGTAAAGTCTGCATAGTTCTATTATACCTCGTCTTTATGACCATTCGAATAAACTCCAACGCATTTTGTTTGGTGTTGTACCTGCATCATTGCTCCACTTGAATGGCGGAGCACTCTCTTCGAATGTTGGTGTACCGTCTTCAATTCCGTCCAAAGCATCTGAGAAAGTGTTGAATGCATCAAGAACTTCGTCTAATCCGAGAACAACCTCTTGTGAATTTTTGAATAATCGAATAAGAATATCCACAAGACTGTATAGACGACCAGAAAATTGGATGTCATACTGTAATTGATCTTGTGTTATTTGACTTATTCTTACTGTTTGTATTAAGTAGTTTGCATTGAGACCACGTCTTGTTGAGTTGATTGCAATGAGATTGCCAGCCTTAACACCTGTTGCCTGATGTGTTCTGTACTTTCCTTTGACAATCGGGTTAGCATAGTCTCTTAATTCAGCGTATGCTCTTTCTCGAGCAGCTGAAATAGATGTGATGTTTTTATCACTAATCAAGTATTCGTAAACTCCATCTCCACCCTCAATTGCACGAAGTGCTGTAATTGATGAAGAATCTTCCTGAGTGATAAGAATAGGAATTTCATAGTTGTATGTTGCTGCAACAATTGTGCCTGCAGGTAGTGGAGTATTTGCAGTAGCCCACTCAGTGTCACCCATTTTAAGAGTCTTCTCTTTTCTGTTCAACATGAAATCAAAGTCTGCTGCTTCATCAACGTTGTCAATACCTACTGTTCGTGGAGTACCATCAATTGTAAGTGAGAATCCGTCGTATGATGGAGTGTAAGCCAAAAGAAAAGCTTCCTGAATGCCGTCTGCCTCATTGCTCTGTAAGAATGGATCAGAATAGTAAATACCTCCACGCACAAAAATACGATTGCGAAGCTGTGTACTGTCTGGTGTAATTTCTAAATCATTCCAGTTGTCTGTTGCGTCTGTGATAGTTGTAAAAACATCAGAATCTTCTGATGCAAAGAAGTGAATATCTCTGTTATAGTCTACATACCATTGATAACCGACTGCTTTAGCCAGTTCTTCTAGCGCTTTATCACCTGTCTTGTAGTTGAATGCAATTTGTGCTACTAAAGGACCATCAGCAAAATTGTCTAGTGTAAACTCATCAAACGGGAAGTACTTGTTGATCATTAGCTGCATTATCTCTTTGCATGTCTTATTGAGATATGTTTCAACAACTAACTTTCGTTGTAGAAGTCTTGTCCAGTCTTGGCAATCAACTTGATATGTGAGCAACTCGCTTGTTGTTCCTGGTGTTAAGCCTACTCTCTTTTCACCAATTTTTGTAATGACGCCGCCAAAGATAATGTTATCACTACCATCATAAATCTCAAGCTCATTTCCAGCCTCTGGTACCCATCCTGATACATCCTCAGCATAGGTCTTAAACGAACAAGTATTCACCTTTGCGCCTAACTCATCAGTTATGCCAAGTGAATTGTTCACATAGTTGATTGTTCTATCAACTCCGCTGATCATTACTCTGACGCTTGCCATTATAAGTAGTTTCCTTGTAATCTTAGACTATCAGCAACTTGAATTCCAATCATGTCAGCTAATCTTCTTGCTGTTTGATCGTCCATAATCTCGTTGCCTGTAACATAAACATTAACACCGCCGCCTGCACCCATTCCTCTTTGCTTTCCGCTTAGTGGAATAACTGCTTCTGGGCCAGCTTCACCGATCATAGCAATTGTTGGGCTGGTAACGATACCTCCCATAGCAAGTCTTGGAATGTTTGGAATGCTAAAGCCACCAATTTCTACATCCCCAACCTTAATCTTCTTCTCACCAAGTCTGTTGATGCTGTTGATGAATCCGTTAACTTTATCGATGATACTGTTGATACCGTCTTTGAAGTATGTACCGATGCCATCCCACAATCCTTTAGCAAGATTCTTGATAGCGTCCCACATACCAGATACGTAATCTTTAATAGCCTTCCATGCGCCTTCCCAATCTCCTCTGATAGCAGCAAGGATGACTCTTATAACAAGAGCCACACCCTCAATTGCTCTCATGATTACGAATTCGATGATTGCCCATGCTATCTTGATGATACCCATGATCTGGTTAGAATGCTCATCCCACCATTGCTTCAAGAATTCGAGAGTAGCCTTTACTTCAGGAGCAATCTTCTGCCAAAGTATAGCAATACGATCAAAGATACGCTGCATACTTGGAAGAATCACTTCTTCAATAGCTTTTTGTACAGTTGTCCAAATTGTTTTGAGTAACTCAAGAGCTGGAATAACGTTGATTTGTATTCCGTTCCAGATGTCTGTAAACCATTGAATGATTTTGACACCGTGTTCTGCCCAGAAAAGACCGATTTGTTCGCCAAGGAAGATAAAGAAGTCAATAAACTGTTGACCTCCACCGGCCATGAATCCAGCAACCTGATCTGCTACTCCTTTGATTTGAGTGTAGTGCTCAGCTAAGAATTTGTTGACACCAATTAAGCTATTGGTAAGCATATCATAGAACGGCTTAGCTAGTGTAGCTGCCAAGATAGCAAATGTTTCTGATACGTTATCTGAAGCACCTGATAGAGCTTTAGTTCGCGCCTCAACAACTTCCATAGTCAAACCGACACCAGCAAGACGCTCTTCCATCAAAGCGTAGAGCTCTGTTGGATTGCTTGCAGCTTTGTCTAGACCTTCGAAAATGTTAGGTGGCAGCTCAAAACGGCTTGCCAATGCTCTTGCGTTACCGCCTGAGAGCAACTCGTTCAAACCAAGAGCAGCACCGTGTAGACCTTGCATTGGATCGAGTGTTGCAAGCATCTGACCGATGTTAAGCAGAGTTTCCATGTTATCGACTGAACCGTCTGTGTAACGGATCATTGTCTTACCAAACTCTTGCATGTCTCCGATGTTGAATGGAGATTTGACACCGATCTCTACATACTTTTGCTGAATGCCATCTAAGAACTCATTAATCTGAGAATCATCCATGCCTTTGAGATTTTTGTTGAACTCAAAGTCAAATTGAAGTCTCTTAACAGTTCCACCACCGCCTGAGCTTCCTGCTGAATCCATCTTTGTGGCAGCATCTGCATAAGCCTGTTGAATGTCTCTTAAGAATCTCTTGTGATTTTCTTCTTCTTTCTTTAATTGCTGTTGTAAGTTAGCAACTTTTTCATCAGAAGTTTTCTTTGCTCTCTCAATATCAGCTTTAGCATCTTCTTCAATTCTGCCTCTACGCTTTTTGTATTCAGCTTGCTCTTCTGTTAACTCTTGCTGAAGTCTTTGAATCTTGATGTTGTGTGTTTGTGTTGCAAATGCAATTTCGTGATCAGCTCTTTCAATGACCTTTGCTTTTTCTGCATCATTTTTTGCAATAAACTCTGTAAGCTCTTGTTGTCTAAGCGCAATTTTTGCAAGGATCGCATCTTCTTCTGCTTGTGTTTGAGCATCAAGAAGATCCTCATTAAGATCTGCAATCTTGCCAGCTATATCCTCTTCTTTATCAGCTCTTTGCTCAGCTAAGTTATCAAGCTTATCTTGCTTTGAGTTTGCCATGTCATACATGCGCTCTTCAAAATTACGATTCTCGTCAATGATATTCTCATTGATTCTCTTGTATGTTGCTGCGTATTGAGATTCTAAATCCTGGAGTTGTTGCTTTTCTTTTGCAATTCTTTCAGATACAGCATTCTTTGCATCTTGCTGTGCATCCTGAATTCTTGCTTTAATGTCATCAATCTTAGCAGCATAATCTGCTAGACCATCACTTTCGCGCTCTCTTATTTCTCGCATTGTTCTTGCGAATGCTTCAGCAGCTTTTGATGCTCCACCGAATGCTCTATTAGCTTCAGGTTCTGTTGCAGCAATACTCTTAACCATAGCAGAAGCCACAAGACTTGATTCTTGCATTCTACTGTTAAGACCCATTGCACCAGAAACTACTCCTCCGATACCGCTTACGACACGAGAAAACACGTTGGCTCCTAGTACGCCACCGAAAACTCCGGCTGCTATACTACCAACGCTACTAAAACCGCTTCCTAAACGTGAAACATTGCCAAGCGCAGAATTAACGCCACCGGCCGTCTGGTCAGTAGCTGTAATTGTGATGTTGACATTAGATAGTGTAGCCATTTTATGATCCTGTACCGTTTCCGAACAATTTTACAAAGTCTTGCGGTGTACCATAATCTGACTTCTTATTGTCTCCAAAGTAACCCGCTTTTCTAAGACGTCTAAGATAGACTATGCACATATACAACTTCATTTTGTCTATGACATCTGGCGGGAAGTGTAAAGTCGACGAAAGATTGAAGTAAATGTTATTTACGTTTTCAATCTCTAACTCATCTTTGTCTCGGTTGGAGCCTCTTCGACCGGTGTCGTCATCCCAATCTGAGGCATCGAATTTTTTGGTGTGCCTTGCACAGCCGCTACAACTTCCTGCAAAATATGCGCATCGACTTCTTTTTCAAATTGCTCTAGCGTAAGGTCTGGGTGATTTTCTTGAATGATTTCGACAAACAAAGACATGAGTTTACCCATGCCTACTGCGTCTGGTTCATCAAGATTTACACCTTGATCCTTAAGCTCTAACATTTTTCGTAGATGATACATGCTAATAGGCGGTATCATCAACTCACGTCCTGAGCGTACTTTTACTGGTGTAGAATACAACACATAGTTCATAAACGTGTGCTCCTTTTTTAGTTCCTAATTTTCTATTATGGTGTTACTTGACCTGATGTAGTCTGGACTTTTGTGAATCCGACATTACCTGTTGCTGGATCAGTCAAAATGACAGCTGAGAAGTCCATAAGTGTGAATGTACCACGCTTAGCACCGATTTTGTAACCTGTGACTAAAACACGATTAAACACGTATCTAATGACTTGGCCTTCTGCCATTTGTACACGACATTCTGCTTTGAAATACTGTGGAACATCTGTATTTGCAAAGTTAAGGGTATGTTCTTCTGGTGTACCGACTGAGGTGATAGCTCCAGTGTTTGAAAGCAACTTCAAAGCATCAAGTGAAAGAGTAGCAGATTGACCTGTAATCTTACCTTTAATATCTTTGACGCCTGCTGCAATCATCCATGGCTTATTACCGCCGTACAATTCTTCTACAGAATATGCAACGTCGATTGAAAAGTCTTCTGGGTTATCAAGCACAACAGCAGTTCCACCACTGTATGGTGTAAGTGTTATGGTATCTATACCAAAAACAACTTGTTCTGGGACTGGCATGTTATTTTCCTCCTGATATTATTTGGGCTGCAATTAAGCAACCTTCTAATTTATTATATTCTCACAATTGTTTCCGCTTTACTCTAAATCACCAACATTAGTTGATGGAACTTTCATAGAGTATATTTGAAAACGCGCTGTTACGAATTCAACAAGTGTATTAGAATCGTAATCAGAGTTGACATAATCTATCTCGCATTTTAGTGCAATTGCTGGTGAAACTGTTAAGTTTCTGTTGTGCAAAAGATCATATACACGTTCGTATATTGTCCAGACATCTTCTGTTGATGCCTTATTATCTATAACTTCAAGTTCAATGTACCAACTGAGTACCTCGAGTGATCTCACGCTCAATAGCGGAGCACCCGATGTTACTCTAAATGTTATAACAGGAAAGCTTCCATTAGCTACTGCCTTTGGAACTCGCATCTCCCACACATTGCTGCCGTCTTTGACATCAGGAAGCAACGCTGTAAGAGTCGCATCTTGACTAAGAATCTCGTAGACTTTTTGTGTTATTGCTTTTATCATTTTGTTAGTCTCATTACTGCTCTGATTACCGCTTCTTCAACTTGTTGTTGTATGTAGTTGTAGTTCTGTACTAGAGCTGGTACAAGATAAGCGTATTTTCCATTCCATAGAAGCTCTACATATTGCGCATAACTCATTGTTGCTTCTACTGATCCAACAACTTTTGTTGAACCTATGTCTATATCTTGGCGTATAGATGCTCGCAATCTTCCACTTCTATCTGTGAAACCTTTTCCTGATCTTGATGGATTCAAATGTGATGGTGAAGAGTGACCAAAACGTCTGTAATCATTATAGATAGTGTCTCTGATTTGTCGTGTGCTATTATTGATTGCGCCAGGAATAGCCCACATAATTCCTTGTTTCAGTTTTGTCAATGCATTGAGTGCATCTGCTGTATTTGCTGTAATTTTGACTGACATGTTATGCTACTATAGCATCACCTGAAACTCGCTTCAAAACAGCTTCTGTGTGATCGCCTATTCCTGTAAGATGAGCTACCACAACTACAAGGTATTTTTCTCCTTCAAATTCTGCTATATCTCCTGCTTCAACGACTGGTCCTGAAGTAATGTTGTCATAGATCATCATGTATGGTTCAGTTACTGACTCACCCTGCATATCCATTCGAAGTTCTTCTCTGCGCACAGCTTGGAATGAACAACTAAGAGCTGCAATTTTTACAGCATAGTCAGTAGTCACCCCACCTCTTCCATCAGATGTGTGTGTTCTTGTTTTGATGATGGCAGTGTCGTTTTTACCTTTGATCATAAGTACATGTATCAGCCGCCAAGAAAGGAGCAACAAAACTTGACGGCTGGTATATGCACTCACTAAGCAGCGTGCATATCAAATCTGGTGTATCTTTCTAATACTCCTCTATACTCTCGTGAGAGCTGATCAAGAGTACTAGAGTATGGTTTTGCGCCATACACCTCTTGATAGTTCATATTCTTAAATGATGATACTCCGCCTGTAACACTTGCTGCATGCTGAGCAACAACTGAGATTGCTGCAAGCTTTGCTGTTGCTACCTCAATATCATGAGGCACCATTGAGTAATAGTTCATTACCACTGTATCATCTTCAAGCCCATTTGCAATGGTTACAAGACCTTCAGCTGAATCAACTGAGTAGCCACTTGTTAACAAAGTACCATTCTTGTATACGGATATGTTGTTTGTATTTAGATTGTGGTGAATTGTTCTGTACACTCGTGACACTACACCAGTTGAACTGTTAGTCTCAGATTGGACATACTGTAATTCTTCACCTTCTGTGTAAGTCATGTAACCGTACTGGTAACTGACTTCTACGTTCCGTATACCTTCAGCAAAAATGTGACCGTAAAGTAAAGATGCTGCGGTGTTCCATCCTTCATCGAGATTATCAAGAATGACTGGCTTCAAAACAAGCATGCCTGTTTCCCAGTCACTGAGCTCTAAATCTGATTGGTTGTACTCTCTTATAATCTCGAGTCCGGATGGACTCTCAATGCGACAATAATTTACTTTGAGAATAGGATAATGGCTAATTGTTAGTTCGCTTGTTCCTGTACCGCTGTATCGTTCAGTCACTGTTTGAGGAGAGAATCTTCTATCTGTTAGTCTATCTACTTCTCTTGATGCGCCTAAAGCTATTTTGTTCAAAACTCTATCTGTGAATGTAGCAGAGAAACTCATTCCAATGAGCAAATCTCTGATGTCATTCGCATAGCAATACTGAATAGGTTGCGGTGGAGTAATTAGTGGGACTAAAGACTCTGCTGCTACAGGATCTGACCAGTCGCTTGCGCTACTGTCTGATGCTATAGCTCTAACAAACAACCATGCTGTAGGATACGTCGCCGCATCATACGTAATTGTTGCTTGTGTATCTGCATTGTCAGTTGTAAATATAACAACTGGCGTGCCAGATGATGTAGTTGCAATACCGATCTGATAATGATCTGTATCACCGACAGTAGACTGCCATGATAGTGTTTTGGTTACGTTTGCCATACTTTTTCTCTATGTTTATTGTACCATGATCCCGCTCAGAAACTGCAGCTTTACGTCTAATTCACATTCAGACTGAATACCGAGCCGGCTGATGTTATAGCCTTAATTTGTACATACCCTTCTCCTGCAACTTCGACATCAAATATTCGACCTTCGTCACCAACACCGTGCCCTACTTCTACGCCGTGTGGTTTAGTGAGACGAACAAATGCTCTTGCAGATACAGTAGCTGTTTGAGCTACTTTAGCTCTTGCTCTAGCTGAAATTGTTGTTGATGATATTTTCTTTACTCGCGCTTTTGCAGTAATTGTCACTGCAGCCATCTGCTTAACTCTAGCTCTTGCTTGAACAGTTACGCTTGTATCTGTGTGGCGTACACGCGCTTTAGCTGTTACTGTTTGCACAGTTCCAGAACTCTTAATACGAGCTCTTGCTGTAACAGTAGCTATTTGATTGACCTTGATTCTTGCTTTTGCTGTAACAGTCTGTGACTGATCAAGTTTCTTAACTCTTGCTCGAGCAGTTACGGTCTTTGAAGTTACAAGCTCTACTCTTGCCTTAGCTGTTACTGTTGATGTTTGGAGAATCTTAAGTCTTGCTCGCGCAGATACAGTTCTTGTGTTTCCAAGAATACGAACTCTTGCTCTTGCTGTAACAGTTTGAGTTTGAATCTTTTCGACTCTAGCTTTAGCAGTAACTGTTACTGTCTGCAATATTTTGACTCTTGCTCTCGCAGTAGTAGTAACTGTCTGCGCTAATTTCTTGACTCTTGCTCTCGCAGTAGTAGTAACTGTCTGCGCTAATTTCTTGACTCTTGCTCTTGCCTGAACAGTCACAGGAGTACCTGCACCAGCAATACGTGCTCTTGCAGTAACTGTCTGAGTCATACCAAGTCGTTTTACACGAGCTTTTGATGTGACAGTTTGAGTTTGCGCATTCTTAACTCTAGCTTTTGCTGTGATAGTAACTGTCTGAATAACATTTACTCTAGCACGAGCAGTTACAGTAACAGTGTTGTTGATCTGTTTAACACGAGCTCTAGCAGTCACAGTTCTTGTTGTGCCAAGTGATTTAACTCTTGCTTTAGCAGTAACAGTCTGAGTCTGTGTAACTTTAACTCTGGCTTTTGCAGTAACTGTTGCAGTTTGTACAACTTTAATACGAGCTTTTGCAGTTACAGTAACTGTTTCTGTACTTGTTGCAGATACAACAAATGCTCTTGCACTGACTGTTGCTGTCTGTGTTGTTTTGACACGAGCTTTTGCTGTAACAGTTCTTATTGTACCAGATGACTTAACACGAGCTTTAGCGGTTACAGTGACTGTCTGAGCAAGCTTCTTAACTCTTGCTTTAGATTGGACAGTAACTGTCTGTGCTAATTTCTTGACTCTAGCTTTTGCTTGAACAGTACGTGTGAGTGTGCCAAGGTTGACATTGTCAAATATAATTGTGTCACCCGCAGCTTCTGTCTGCCACTTACCACCTTGGATAGCAAATGTAAGCTCGCGAGTATCAATTGGGCTTGTAACTGGATCAATGATGTTTGACCAGCTTGTAGTGTCTGTAGAGTACTCAAAGTAAGTTTCACCAGCAAGCTCACTGATAGCAACATATTTGTGCACATCAGGATCGTATGCTAGAGGTGTTCCTACACTTGTACCTACACCACCAACAATTTTGTGGATGACTATTTCTTCATCAGCAATTGAGATGTAAATCTTGTTGTTGTGATCATCACCAAAGCGAGCATAAATAATTGCACTGTGTGATGGGTATGTTGCCTGATTGCCTGCTGATACTACTTGAGCTGAGAATCGTGATCCAACAAGTGAATACTTGTTGACTGTTTCTAATTGGTGATAGCTTGATCCAGTTCCGAGTGTAATCTCTAGCTGGTTGTTTACCTCATCAATGCTTGCATCATCACCAGTCCATTTTGCGCCATCAATTGAATTGTCATTGAAGTTATCAGATAATGTCTCTGCTTTGTGAACAACTTTTGCTTTAGCTGTAACAGTTTTTGTTTGCGCATTTTTAACTCTTGCCTTAGCAGTAACAGTTACAGTTCGCAAGAACTTAACACGCGCTTTAGCTGTAACAGTGCGTGTAGTACCTGCACTCTTAACACGAGCTTTAGCAGTTACTGTTTTTGTTTGTGTTGCTTTAACTCTAGCTTTTGCAGTTACCGTGACAGTATACGTTGTTGACGCAGGTGGTGTATATGTTGTGTAGTTAGCAAATATAGAATAGCGGAAGTTGTTTGTTGATGTTCCACTTGGGTCAGGGAATCCTGATGCGTATGATTGTGCTACAAATCTACCTGCGTCTGTAGCAGCTGTACGAGCTATTGTGACTTGAGTACTTCCGTCACATAAAGCAAGAACATAGTAGTTTGTCGCAGCAGTAACAGCAATCGGAGTAGTAAAGCTTGCTGTTTGCCAGCTTGCTGTTTCAGAAACAGCTATTTCTGCTGTAACACCAAGCAGTGCATCTGATGTTGCATCATAAAGCGCAAACTTACCGACTCTTGAAGCAGCAGAAGCATCAAGATAAGCAGTGATACTTCCAATGTAACCTGCATGTGATGATGTAGATACATTACCAAGAACGTTGCCTGAGTTGTTTCCCGTTGAGGCCTCAATAACTGGGTTACCGAATGATGGTAGAAGTTCAAGAGACTGTGAAATCCAGTTACCGCTTGTTCCACCGACAGACACACCCGCAAATGCTATTGATGATGTTGGATAATGAGTATCATGACCAGCAATCTCAAAACCGCTTGATAGATTTGTTTTGTTATAGAATCCTGATGGGGCTGTTTCTAGAGAAGCATTTGTAACAGAAGTCATTGAGAAACGGACACCATGTGATTGTCCCGGTAATGACATTGTTGTTACACCTGAGTAGTTAACAGTTGTGCTTGATCCATTAGCACCGGCATGACGAACAGCCATTCCTGCGCCACGGTATACATGACAAGCTAATAAACCTGCATTTGTCCATGTTCCTGATGTCTCTGAACCAGAAGCTGCAGTCTTGTATGCTGACACACATGATGTCGTTGTTCCAGTATTGACACCGGCTGTTGTCCATCCTGAAGGAACTGTAGGTGCTGTTGTGCTACCATTTCTAGCAGCGTATATAACAAGCAAGTCTCCTGTTTGATGTGCTGGGATAGTGATTGTTGTTGCTGCTGCAGTTGCTTGGCTGACAGAGTTGATTCCGTAAGCGTACTCTGGTTCTAGAGCAACTACTGCTAAACCATATCTCTGGCCTGATGCTAAATATGTTTGTGAGTTGAATGTAGCAGCTTTTTGCTGAATGTACATTGACGCAGCCATTGCTTCATAAGACTGACCGTGAATACCAGCAAGGGTAACCTGAGGATCGTCAGTATATGTGTAAGCTTCAGCACCGATTGCAGTAAGAATCAGGTTGTTATTTGAAAGAGGAGTAATGTCAATATCTGGGCTTGACTCATTTCCACCCTCAGTAGAAGCAGATGTGATAGGTGTTGTAGACTGTCTTACGTTTGATATTGAAAGTGCAGTAGCTCCATGCCATGAGCCACCTGATCGAGTGATGTCAACTGTGTTTGATCCAGTAGGTGGATCAAGAAGCATCCAAATAGAGCCGTCTTCGTCATTTGATGAGCTACCTTCAGCAAGCTTAGTCATTGCTTCGCCACCGTACGTAACTCCTGTGATGACACCCTGATGAGTTCCTATCATAACGATAAGAGCATCATTTGTTAAATCTGCTGGATGAACGTGTGAAAAGTCTGTGTTGTTTCCGTTAGTTGTATTGTGAATCAGAATACCGGCAGGGAGAGTAGCGCCAGATGGAATAAGATTGAACAGCATGTGTGCCCAGTTTTGTGTACCGTCTGATGCATAAGCATTCATTCTTTCTAGCGCAGGGGCACCAAGAGCACCATTAGAGTCAAAGATACCGAAGCCGTTACCTGAAGATCTGTGTGTTGATCCACCACCAGCAGACATTGTTCCGCCTGCTGTCTTGTCTGACATGAGAACACCCCATGAATCTGTAACACGTGTGAGAACTTCAGCACCATTCCAAGAGCCAGATGAAATACCTGAATTGAAATCTGAAACTTTGTTGTCAACAGGAACTGTTTGGTGAACACCTTCGTATGATACAGCACCGGCTACAATTTTATCTGAAGTGCCAGCAGAAACTACAACATCGTGTGTTCCTGAATCTGGGTTTACAAGACCGTAAGCATAGATCCAACCAGAATAGCCTGCAACCATTCCGATTCTCTCCATTGCGTCACCATTAAATGTAACGCCTGTGATGTCATCAGAATCACCTTCCCAGTGCACGCCAACTACAAGGTAACGATCCGCATCTGCACTCACTGTGTGAGAGAATGTCAGAGATGTCGCTGTAGCTGTGCTTTGACTAGAGGCTGCATCTAATGCAATTGCCATATTGATCCCTATACGAAAAAAGCTAGCACATCGGCTAGCTTCTTCATTGCGCTCATTGTATTGAACTCAAGCCGATGTAATTCGTCTTTATTTCTTGTTGCTTATTGTAATTTTGCCATCTGGATCAATAAGCATAAACTGCTGATAGTTTACGTCATCAATTGTAACTTGGAATCCTATTCCGTGTCTGCAAGATGCAGGCTGTGCATCAGGTCCAAACTGTTGCTGAACTCGCTTAAAGTTGATCAAGCGTCGTTCACCTTCTGGCAACGCAGTGTGTACTTCTACACCGTTAATCAAAAACATTCCTGTCTTTAAGTTAACTCCAAATCTGCGCATTTGTCTTTGACCAACTGGTACTAACCAAAGCCACACTAATCTTTCGTGATCTATGTGACCGTAATTCTTTGGATCTTCAGAGTAGAAGTCTTCATTTAGAATGCTTCCATCTTGATATTCAGCGATCCATTCCCAATTTACGTCGTATTTGTGATTGACTTGTATGTCACTCATATTGCTCCTTAATTTTTATTCTGTTGGGTGACCTTGTGCTGAAAGCACCTCACCATCAACTATTTGTCTGTCCTCAAAGTAATCTTCTGGATATGATTCCAGAGTCCATCCAAGCTGTGTTGCACTTACATAAACTCTAGCATTAGAGTCTTGTTTCTTGAGGATCATGCCTGGTTTGAATATGTTTTGATGCCATCTAAAATGAGTAGGCACTGAAAAGACGGCTTCTACTAAGAGTGTGCCGTCTGCTACTTCAATCGTTTCACCTTCTTGAAGGTTCTTGATTGCGTTTATGAATTCTTGATTATCTGGATTTGTTTGTAGCATTGTATTGCCCTTTCATTTTATTGCTCGTCGTACTGCAAAGTAAATGTTGCAAGTGACGTATCACCAGAAGCAGCCGTAGTACCGACATGAAGCTGCAAGACAATATAGTCTGAGTAGCCTGCGGCTGTAAGGTTGCCTGATAGTGATGTGCCAATTGACACGTTTGCTGTACCTGGATCTGATGTTGGTACTGATGCAGTTGCTACAGTTGAATCATCTGTAGTTGGTGCTGCGTATGAACCAGAGTTATTTCCCTTCCAGTTAACAGTTAAACCTGTTGATGGAGAGAAGTTTGTACTCATCCAGAATTGAAGGTTATCAATCTGGTTGAATGTTCCGGTAAAGTGAGCACGTAGCCATACCTCGTATGAGTTACCACCATCAGCTGCATCTGAAGCAGTGATAGGGTTTGAGGAATAGTTAGCTGCAGTAGCATCATCAGCAGTCTTAAAGTTAAACAAGTTTCCTGAAGCACCAAGATCAACTTCAGTACCCGCAGGGGCACCGTATCTTTGAGCCCAGTTATATGTTGCTGCCATTATGATCTCCTATAATACATTATTCTAACCAGCACTAAACTGGTTTAAGTTTATTATAATTTTTGCGCACTGTTGTTTTGTGAGAAAAAATGGAGATTGAAGTTATCTAGAATATGCTTCTAAATGCTGCGAGATGACGTTTTCATACGAACACTTTTCCATATAGTCGTTAGAAAAATGCTCCTCAAGCACACGCTTAAGATCTAATTCGTCATTGAATTTGATGACTGCATCTTCTGGGATGTCGTTGAACCATGTTACTCTATTGACAAAGACTGGTCTACGTGTAGAGAGCGCTGTACGCGCACCTGCAGATGAACCAGCTGTAGAAACTTCATCATAGAACAGTACGATACCGTCTGAATCCCTTAACCATACAAGCAGTTCATCGATGGGCATCCAGTTGTCATCAGCCTTTGTGTATTGGTAATCTATCCTTAAGTCATTACAAATCCTACTGATGACATCGTGTTTACTTCTGCCGAGACCAAACCCTTTCAAAAGCGGCTTGCGGTTGTAGATAGGCATCGGGATGAGCTGAGCTCTTGGAGCTTGTGCTTTTACCTCTGGCTTCATTGTAAAGACTTCATCAAAGAAATCCATGAGCGGCCAGATCTTTCCAAGACATGTATCGTGGAGAGTTACTACTAGTTTGCACTTTCCGTGTAGTCGTTTTAAGAGAATCAAAAACCAGTCATGGTGATAGAGCGCATCTTGAAACTGGATGTGTAGTACATCAGCCCACTCTGCTATCTCTGTGATTTTATCAGCTTCTATTCCTATGCGCCCGTCCCATATTGTGGCGTTAAAATAGCGATGTGTTCTTGGATCTTCTGGACCGACAGCACACACTGATGGGTGCACTTCTGTAAGATACGGCGCAATGATCTTAACTTCGTGTTCTTCAGGAATATGACGAACAAGCGATGCAGTATAGTCTGCTATGCCGCATACCTGATTATATGTTGACATTATTGCTATGTTCATGTTATTCCTTAATAAGCGCTAGGACATCTTCATGCTTAACAAATTGATATGTTTTATCGCTGATCTTATACTCATTGACAGTCCATCTCTTGAAGATGATTTTGTCACCAATCTTGTATGTTTCTTTAAGATCATCAGCAAGAGCTACAATTGTTCCATCGCTCTGTTTTTCTGTTCCTGTTGTAAGAATCAAGCCTGATGCTGTTTTTACTTCACCCTCTTCTTGCTCTTTGACAATAACATAACCTGCTACTGGATGTATTTGTGAGATGTTCATACTATTTTTGTCCTCGTTGTTCAATGCCCAGTTTCACTTCACTTTGATTGAAATTAAATCTGTGCTTTCTATAATAAAGAAGTGGAAGATCTGATTTTCTTACTTCCCATCCTGCTTTGTAAAATGCTCTCCACATATCGTGATCAGAAAGCTGTGTCACAACACTTGGATAAAAGCCGCCGAGTTCAATAGCAATTTTTCTATCAAATAATGCAGACCCATGAATCCAGTTGTCATATTCGAGATTCTTCTCTTTGTAATCCCACATCGGAAGATCTCTAGAATCATTGTACCAGTCAGGAGCAATGTGACAAACCATGTTTCCAAATTCTCCAACAATGTATGTGTTAGTACCAACTAACTTTACTCTGTCGTTGATTTGCTCGTATGTACGCTCTATGTATTGAGGGTGAAGCCAGTTGTCTGCTCCAAGAAAGAACATAAGATCAGTCTTCATGTGATTTACAAGAATGTCTTGAAAGTTGTCTCTTGTGCCCATGTTCTTTTCACGAACTATACACTCAACGCCCCACATGTCAGCTATGTGTTTAGTCAAGCCACCATCATCTGAAGCATCATCTACTACGATGATTTGATCAGGCTTCTTTGTTTGCGCAAATACAGAATCAAGGCAATTTGCCAGATACATTCCGTACTTATAACTTGATATTGCTACACCGACTGTCATGATATGTCTGATCGGTTTAAACAATACACATCTGTGTCGTTACCTTGAATAACCGATACTGCTCCTCTATAATACTTTTTTGTTATCTCTTTTGCTGATTCGTTGAAGTCTCCGTATGGATAAGCGAACCACTCACATTCAAATGCTGGTATGATGTCAAATTCTTGTTCTTGCGCATCAATCTCAGTTAGTCTTCGATGTGTTCTTGTGTGCCACTGTAATCTTGCACCATATTTTTCTAATTGCTTTGTTTCATCCCATGTACAGAATCGCTGATCTGTATTCTTAAGACGATCTGTTCCGAGATTGCCCCAAAAGACAAACACCTCAAACGGGATCTTAAGTTGATCTGCACCTTCAAGAAGAGAAGTGTAAGGACCATCAAAAGTCATCACATTCTGATTTACAGGATCAGTGTAGTCGTTTAAGAATACCCAATTCTGTTTGCTTCGTATGAAGTCAATATGTTTCTGTTTTAGTTCATGTGCTACGTAAATCATAGAATGAGATTTGTTCTTAAATCATAAACACAAAGCTCTTCTACCATGCCGTTGTATTTGAAGAAGCCGCGTTTAATTGGCTCTAACGGTATCTCTACTTTCCCAACCGTTTCAATATGACATGTCACAAGATACTTGTTTGTGGCTTTTATAATTTTATCAATTGTTTCTTTAGTCACATAATGCGGATAGAGAGCTCCTGTTGCAATAACAAGATCTACGCTTCGTGGACTTAAATGCATTTCATTGATGTCGCCAGCAATGTATCTAATACGTGGTGTTGGCTTTGTTCGTTCTATTGCTTTTTCTGAAATATCAATACCAAGAACTTTTTCTCCAGGAAGTGTTTCTGTGATGAATCCTTCACCGCAGCCAATATCAAGAACAGACTCGTAATCATCAACTGGAATAGCACCGATAATCAGTGCTTTACGAATAGCATCATCTTCACGAGTCTTGTAACCCCATGGGTCAGGAGTCTCGTAAAACTGTTCTATCTCTTCTTTTGGTTGTAGTTTAGATGAGTCTGGCATTTGTATTTTCGTCTAAGACATTACTAAGGTGAACCTTAAAATAGTCCCAGATATGAACTCCGTATTTTTTATTAAAGTAGTCTAAGTTTTTCCAGTAAGGGTTGTCCATTCCTTTGTGTGAAGGAAGTATTTGTCTTGCTGTAGTATTTGAGAAGTGCACCATTTTTATACTTGGAAGAACGTATGATTCATATTTCTGCGCTCTTACCTGTACTAAAAGATCTGCATCTTCCCAATATGCTGGTGTGTATTCTGTATCGATATACTCTCTTTTGAGTTTGAAGTTAGCTGTTTCTCGTACCTTCTCTTTGCTGACAACAAAGAAGCTTCCGTTCAACCCTTCAACAGGATCATTGTTCGGATTCAGAAACTCGTCTCTGTGTCCTACCGGCCATGAACATACTATTGCTGCTTTTTCATTCTTCTCAAAATACTGAACAGCAATATCATCCCATCCTTCCGTAATCATTTCAATGTCGTTGTTAGCAACTGCAACTAAATCAGTTGATGACATATAAATGCCTGCATTCCATGACTTTGATACGCCTGCATTTTCTTTATTCCAAAGAATACTGCACGTGTAGCCTCGCTCTTTGAGCATCATGAGAGTAGATCCTTCTGGGTCATTCTCAATTATGATGATCTCTTTAAGTCTCTTGCTTGTGCGCAATAAACTAGCAATAGCTCTGTCTGTGTACTCAGTATTTTTATAGCACGGCATGATGACCGTAATCTTCTTAGACGAATCCATTATATGTGCCCCATTTCTGAAAATACACAGCTGCATTATGATCAGCCTCTGCATCAGTGTTTCTCTGGCTGCGTGTTGCCATACCTACATGATACACTCTACTCGTTGGTGTAATCATTACACTGAAACCGTTGTCTAGTATTCTTTTATTCAGATCCCAATCTTCTCGGCCACCTATACCAATAAACCTCTCATCAAAAAGTCCTATCTGTTTCAACACGTGACCTCGTATCAAGCAAGGTAATTCATTTCCTGGTCTCTCTGGCTCAATTGAATCTCTTGTATTCTGTGATGAGACTCTGCCGCATTTTGGATTGTGATCAAGATAAACTTCAAGAGCTTCTAACCATCCCTTCTCAAAAGTCATGTCATTGTGAATCCAACAAATATTGTAGTAGAGATCTGGCTTTTCTTTATCAAAAAAGTGGCGAATGCCTGCGTTAAGAGCTTCTGTTAAAGACACATACTTGTCAAAGTGAATCATTTGAATGCCTTGTTGTTCTACCCATTCTACAGTTCCATCTGTTGATGCGCAATCAACTATGACAAGCTCAAAGTTTTTAGTATTCTCCATCAAGCTTTTGAGAGCTTTTTTGGTCATTTCTAAATTGTTGTAAGTTGTGAGAATTATTCCTGTCTTTGTCATAGAAATTTGTATCCATCTACTTTCATAGGCTGTTGTTGTATATAAGATTGTATCACTTCAGGATACGGCCCGATGTACGGGTGCGCAACTGTTACTCTATCAGATATGATACCGTCAGGATCACGCTCTTCATTGAGTTTTGACAATTCATCTGGGTTGAGACTCCAATAGAGACGCCAGTTTTCATAGATCTCTCTTTGTGGCTTTGTATATCCGTAGTGGTGATAGCGATATTCGTGAGGAACTGCTTTTTGAATTGGATGCACATATTCATGCACATTGCCATGCCATCTCTTATCTACATTCATAAAGAGATTGAGACGCAAATCTATATTTTGATAATGGAACATATCAAGAATGAAGTGGTGGAAGCCAAACTGATATGCGTCCCCTTTGGGAGCTGCTATAATTTCTCTTACTACTCGCTCAAAATCATTGAAGTGTACTTCATCTGCATCTACCCACAAAATCCAAAGACTTTTAGTATTCTCAAGTGCCTTGTTTCTTGCTGCACTAAATGTGAATGCTCCTTCAAATTGAATAACTTTTGCATTTGGTGCAAAGTCTCTTATTGTTTTGAGGTTGGGGTTGTTACTGTCTCCAGTATTGACTATGACAATTTCATCCACCCACTTTATTGATTGAAGTGTGAATTGAAAATATTGCTCGTATTTCTGTCCAACAATGATGTTAGCAGCTACTGTTGCCATGCTGTCTCTCCCATTTGTCAATTGCGTCTACTATTTGTTTGGCTGCTCTTTCCCAAGTCCAATGCTCTTTAACCCACTGCGCAGCTCTTCTTCCTTTGTCATGAATCTCATCTTGATGATCATAAGCATAACGGAGAAGCTGACGTAGATGTTCATAATCACCTTGTGCCCACTGTCCACTATATGTTGTGTTGTTTGATGCAACCTTGTCAATATCGACGAGCTTGTATTTAAGTTCATAGTTATACTCCGGATTCAAATATTGTTTGTAGCCACACCAACCAGTGCAGATACATGTTGTTCCGCACCCCATTGCCTGTAATCCTCCCAAGCCGAATCCTTCTCCGTGTGATGGAAACACTGCAATATCAAAAGAAGCGAGGATCTCTCCTACCTCTAGTGGTGATAATTTTTTGCCATTGAAAATAAGCTGTTTTTCGTCTTTGTACTTGCGCTCAATTTCTGTATCTTCGTTTGTGTCTTTGAGATAGAGTTCAACATCATCTTGATCTTTAAACTCGTCTAGGAATGCTCTAATAAGAAGTTCAGGATCTTTGCGCGGAACCAGACTTCCCATTGTACCAATACGGAATTTGTCTTTCTTTACTTTTGGACGATAGTAGTAGTATTCTTGATCTACGCCGTGTTCTACAACTTCAATCTGAGTCGTGACACCGTTCTTTTGAAATATCTCTACATTTTCTTGACATGGAACAAAAAGCAAGTTTACTTCATTGCATGCAGATACCCAGCCCTCATTGAGCTTGGTGCTCTCCCACATTGTGTACATTGCTCTTTTCTTGTGTGGCATCATATTAGGCTTCATCCAGAAGTGATGCCATATACCCCAACTGTCAAATGAACGATCCTTCCAAAGAGCTTCTAAAGCCTCACGGTTGATGTATGAAGCATCAGATTTGTAGAAAACTCTAGCATCGATTCCGATATTTGTCAAGCCTTTAAGCATCATTTGTCCAACATATCCGTATCCTTCATAATACGGCATAATGTGATTCCAAGTGATTATCTTGTGTTCTTTTGTCCAAGTTTCTGGATTGAAAGGAAGTGATCCTGGGCACCATTCATAACCGAAGGGCGCATCAATAAGTTTGACTGCTGTATCAAAATCTGTCCATCCCTCATGGTCTTTGATGGTGATTTGCTTACCATCAATAAACGTCATGATATTAGGGTGATTTGGGTGTCTTACTTTTACGTTCATTACCATTCCCTTCCTGATTCATCAAGATGTACCGCATGCACTGAAGTATCTACGAGAGTTTTTTGTTTAGTTTCGTGTTGCGCCATCATACAAAGCCAGGCGTCTTCACCATTGCGTTGAATCCATTTGCTCCAGTTAAAATTATATCTTGAAAATATCTTTTTAGTAACTAGCAAACTCCCCGCTCCGGTCCAATCTACTTCATAAAGTCCTGAATTTGGCTTCACTTCTACACGTTGTTTTCCTAAACATGAAGGTGGCATTGTTCTGTCACCCTGTCCGTCAAATACTACAGGACCGCCACCCATAACACTCTTAAAATGATAGAGTCCTGATACACAGTCTCTGTTGTGTGAAAGCAGTTTTGGAAGAGCATCACCTTTGTGAATAGTGTCTGAATCAACAAACCAAAGATGAGAAGCATCAGTGGTACGAGCATAGTTGAAAATGAGTTGTCGTCCTACTGTAATTTTGAACACACGATTCCATGCCATGATTGCATCGTGGTCCCAGATAATTATTGTGATCTTTTTGAAATTATGAACATTTGCTTGCGCCCAATCTTCTACAGACTTGCGCCACTCAGCATTTGGATCATCTATTGTGAATACAATATGTAAGCGTCTTTTAGATTCTGACGCTAAAAAAGACTCGGTTAAACGAGCCCATGAATAGAGTTTGTGGCCTGCTAACGGAGTTGCCACAATTACCGTGCTATCAGGAGCAGCTAGTCCTTCAAATTCAGTCAAGTTTACGGGGATGTTGTTTGTGAATTCGAGAAAGTTGTCATAAATGCCAACCAACTCGTATCCAAACGGTCCTTCCATCATAGCTTTTGCGGTCTCACGATCGACAAACGCTGAATGGTTCCGAATCTCGATTTGTTTCCCATTTACAAATGTTGTAATGTTGGGACTCTCGAGATGCTTGATCTGTATAAGATCAGACATTGCTGCTCCTTTTTTAGCAATTGTTAACTATATCAATTACGCACTGAGAGTTGCCTCTAAGTTAGTGATCTTGACGATAGCGTCTCTCCAACGAACATTGAATGCAATACGTTCTGACGGAACGATGAGAGTCTGGTCTGTCCAGATCTGATCGAATGTTTTGAACTTAATTGCTCTTCGGTCTCCGATGATTGGTGTCTTGCGATGGACCAAAAGGGCTTCAGTGTAACCTGAACCAGTTGAACCGCCGTATGTAAGATCTGTAGGAATCAAACCATTGACATACACGTTCATTCCCCAAATTGCACCGACTTGTCCAGTCTTAAGTGCGCCTTGGTTAAATACAGTGTATTTATCAAAGTCTGCATACAGCTTACGAAGCTCACCAATAACAACAGGAGCGCCAAAGACGTCAATCATCATTGGGTTCTGACCGTATCGGCCAAGATTCACAAGACCTTGATTCAAGTGACGGAGAGTAATTCTTGAACCGGCAGCATCAACTGCTGAACCAGTAGCAAGTTTTCTCAAACCATCAAATGCTTTTCTTGGGTGATCACTGACTGCAAAATCTGTGTCTCCATTGAAAAATGCGTCTGTCTCTGCCAAACCAATTTCAGTACCGAAGTCCTGTTTGATAAGTGGGAGAAGAGCAATCTTTGAGTCTTCGTCAATTTCTGCGTCTACTGTAAGGATACCCATCAACTTCTTAGCTGTAAGGGTAACTTGTGCAGTTGCCATTCCAGATTGAGTTGGTTGTGAGCCTTCACCTACAAAGTAGATAGAGTTGACGCCAGTGAGTTTAGGTATATCGAAAACTGGAGTTGGCATTACCACTTGATCCCAAAGATTACGTCCAACAGAGTTCCATTTTACGTATTCAATAAGTTCTGCAGCAAGATCACGAGGGATAAAATCTCCACCTTGACCTGCGCTAGTGTTAACACCACCCAAAGCCTTCTTTACGTCGACTTCTGACATGTGTAAACCTCCTTGTACTATTATTGTCGCGTTATCCGCGATTGTTAAGAGACTGTTTAATCTCCTAGCAACCGCGGATAGCGGTTGTTCGGTTATTTATTCCCGAAAATGTAATTTGCGTGTTTAAGAGCTTTTGCTTGCTCTGTATCTTCTTGAGCTTCCTCAGATTTAACTTCGTCAGGCATTACACTTTTCTTAGATGTCTTAGCATTCTTCAATGCTTCAACGTCTTGTGCAAGTCCTTTAACGACTGATGCTAAACCAGTAACTGCTTCCAGTACTTTTTCAGAAATTTGAGCGGATACATCAACTTTTACTTCAGCTGCTTTAACGACTGGAGTTTCGACTGATGCTTCTTTCCCCTCATCCTCTTTGCTAACTTCCTCTTCGCCAGCTTCAGTTGCTTCTGCAACTGCTTCCACTTCTGCAACTTCTTCAGCTGCTTCTGTTTCTTTTGCTTCTGTTTCAGTAGATTCTGCTTTAACTTCTTCAACAGCTTCATCTTTAACCTCCGCAACTTCTTCAACTTTTTGTGTTGGTTCACCGGTCTTGAGTGCAGTTATAGCTTCAAGAGTTTTGTTTACTTTTTCAAGTAATGATTTATCTTCAGACATTGTTAGTTACCTTCCTGTTTATTATTACACACATTTATGTTATGTGCATTCAAAAATTATAATTTTGACTCTTTGTACTCTTTATGTAAAGCTATGTGAGCCTCCAAAAGAGATATACTGCGAGATTGCAAAACATTATCATTTTCTTGTGATTTGAGAATCTCAAGTTGCTTAGTATGTTCTACAATTTCTGAGTCATGATCATCAAACATGTTGACTGGTACTGCATCACCAACTTGCATGTATCGATGTTCTGTGTTTATTTTATCCAATAGAACTTGATTGTCATTCATATTTGTGCCTCAGTTAACTCATTTGATAAGGTGATTTGTTCTCTTCTTCTTTGGCATCTGCCTTCATAACTTTTTCAAGTTGTGTAAGGTGCTCTTGAATATGAGCTGCGAGCGCAGTTGTGTCTGCGCCAATCATTAATGCATATTGCATTTCGCTAGCATGTGATCGCAAGTGAATGACGTCATCATCGTATTTTGAAACAGAAACTGCTTCAGAAACTGCCATGAGAGCATTTTCAGCTTGTGCTTTTGCCCATTGACGATCTTCTTCTGCCCATTCTTCTTTCTGCTCTTCAGTTGGCTCTTGTACACAATCATAACAATACTCATCGTCATACATTGACTTGAGTATTTTGACATAGTGCTTGAGAACTGCTTCATCAGTGATTTTTGGTTCAGATGCAATTTCTTTTGCTTTAGTGAGGATCTCTACAATTTCTTCTTTGCTAATCTCGGGAGCTTGTACTCCTTTGAGCGACTTAGAGATTGCGAGGTTCATGGCATCTACATTAGATGGGATACCGACAATTGAGATTTCGTACAAATCAATAGCTTCAATAAGATTGAATGCTTTTTGAGTTACATCATCTACAACACGAGATACTTTACGTACTGCGCCACCTATTGAAAATCCTAGATTGAGACCTTCTTCAATAGCTTTATAAATTTGCCCTGCTTTTGGATTTACTTCGTCTGAAACAACCTTGACTTTAATTTGAAAGTCTGTTGGATCATACGTAACAACCGAAACTTCATCATCATCTGACTTAATTACGATTGGCTCTGCATCTTTTTTAGCATGAATTTCAGCATCAACGACGTTTCCGAAGAGATCGTCAGGTACTCTATATTCATGGTTTGTGAAAATTGTTAAGTTACTTTCAGCTGTTGCCTTCATTGTATGAAGAGCATCTTTGGACATTCTATCGTTGTCTCTATCAATTGATGTAGATGATGCGATACCGACAATGTATCTAGCATTGTCTTCTTTGACTGCCTTCAAAGTTCCAGTGAAGAACTTAAAAGTGTTTTTATTCATAGTCTTTCTTTTCCTCCTTGGCTTGATATGCTTCGAGGTAGCCTGATTCGTGCTCAATAACTAACGAACCATGAGCATCCTTTGCTATTTTTAATTGTAATCCCACGGTATTCTTGTACTTGTTGCCATTGACAACAATGACCGTAGATTCAGGATCAAATGTATCGTTCGTTGTTATTTCGATTTTCATATTAGCCCATTACAGTTCCCCAGCAGTCACGAATTTTTCCGTCATCTTCTGGTTTATTTCTGCGCCCAATTGTTGGACGAAGAACTGGATCATGTGGTGATGCTACAACTTCTTCTTTTTCAACAACTTCAGCAGCTTCTACTACTACTTTTTCTTCTTGCTTTTTCTTATTTTTCATTTTCCTCCTTAGGCTCAAACCCTAAAGTCTGTGCCGCATAGTGATATCTATCTTGACTCTCTTGAGTCTCAGCAGCGTATGCTTCACGTTCTGCCTTCTCTTGATCAGCTCTTAGCTCCAAGAGTAATTGTGTGTCTTCTTTCATTTTGTCTCCTTGTTGACTTCATATTTTCTTATACATTCAGCAATCTGTTGTATAAGATCGTTTGGCATTTTGTGATTAGTTCCGCTGTTGATGACTTGAAGTCGAATGAAAACTGGCTCACTCAATGCAAAATCTACTTGTTCTATACCGAGTATCTCTGTTTGAGAACTATATAGCTCTGTGTCTAACTCACTCATCTTGCTCCTCTCCTGTAGGCATGTCACTCAAGTTTCCTTGTGCAACTCGCTCACGGGTTGTATTCATATTTTGCTGATACTGTCTTTCTTTCTCAGCATTATAGATCTCTAAATCTCTTTGTTTAATGTACTCTATAATGGCATCTCGTGCTTGGACTATGTAATGTCCTGCATTTCTAGAATAACGACCGTCAGGTGTTAGCTTATAGACGACGTCATGTGGTCCTTTGTATGCAAAGAAAATACATGGTTCGCTCATGATATCGTAATCAATACGAACTCTTCCTTTACCGAAGATCTTTTCGAGCTCTTCGATGATATACATTTCTTCACTTGTTGCTCTTCTTTTTTGGCGCATATTATAGTAGTCCGTCTAAAATATCACCAACAGTGTCACCAACTGTTTCTATAACAGAAGGTTGCTGTGTTGGTGCTGGTGTATGTTGTGGTTGCTGGCTCTGCTGTGGCTGTTGGGCAGGCTGTTGATTGACAACATTTATTGTCTGCTGACTTGGCTGAGAGCTTTGTTGCTGTGGCTGCTGTGTTGATGCTGGAACTTGAGTTGGTGCTGGCTTTGGGGTAGACTGCAGTGATCTTGCTCTGGCTGGTGAAAGTTGAGCTGCCTCAGAAGCATTCTTTACTTCAAATTGATCAGTTGCGTAGATGTATGTAGTTGCTTTGCCGTTGTGCTCATACTCAACTGCGCCTTGCCAAAAATATGTGCCGTCTACTAAAGTACATGGAAGTACTAGTTCTGCACTTACTATAGCACCGTCTGTTTCTTGAATTACAAGATTTTCTCTTCGTGGCAATTCATACACTCGTAATAGCTTAGATGAATCAGTCGCTGTCTCTACTAAAATAAGACTGTTATCAATATCAACTACAAGAGGTGCTAGTGCTACACGCTTCGCTATTATATTGACACTGTCACATGGTTCGTAAACAGGTTTGTCTACAGACACTGGTTGTGACAGTGAATAGTATTGTGTCTTGTCTAAGTACTGATAGTAGATCTGTGGCAAGCCCCACCCTATGAGTGTGAACATTGTAGCCATAGCTACCATATAGAAGAATTGCTGTTTTACACGCTCAAAGAACGTGCTTGAATGTCTTTGTACTACGTCCATCATATTAGTCTCCCTTAGGTCTGTAGAAAAATCCTACAATAGCCCCCATCAAACCGTGGACAAGTGGTGATGTTTCGTATTGGGAACTCACAATGTCGACAAACATTGAAATTGCCCATATCGTTGTTACTACAGTTAAAACGAAACCAGACTTACTTGCTGTTTTTTGTTTTACCATGTCGCGTATGATCCACCCGCTTAAAAAGCCAGAGACGTACGAAACGATCGGGAGAACGAGTGGCATTAAGCTTGATAAGTTCATGTTACTCTCTCTCTTTTGTATCTATTATGCATCTACATCGACTTCCGCAGATAGTTTTTCCTCCTCCTGGGAGAGTCGTGAGCGGGTTGTCTTTCGAATATGGATTGTTGCTTTCTAATAATTTGCAATTACTACACACTTTGCTATCTTTTTCTGTGAGCCAATATAAAAAAGTTTCATCTTGAGCCACGATAGCTGCTTTTGCAAAGCCGTAGTTTATGCCGTACCAAACAACGCCGCCAAGCATTAAATCTGTAAGACGATATTTGTTCTTATCAAACCAATCTTTGAGTTGTTGTTTCCCATTTTCAATTTTATTATACTGTTCGAAGGCATCGTTAAAGTCTTGTTGTTCTTTAGAGAGCGCAGCATGAGAATAGTCGTGTATTTCACCAGCTTCTTCAAAGTATTGCCACGGATTTGAGGGAATTTCAACAGTTATTCCTCTGTTCTGAATCTCTTCAAAACCGACGAGGACGCCTGCTCCGAAAGCTAAAGCTAAAATTGCTAGAGCATCGTCTATGTAGTCTGAGTGATCTAACTCTTGGTCTGGATAATCTTCTATTGTTTCATCAATGTCGAGATCTTTTTTCTTTATGCGCTTTGCATAATCATTGCGCTCACGATTCCAAACCTTTGACAGTTCTTTTTCATATTTACGCAAGATCTTTTGATAGCGCTCATCATCAGGTTCTATCCAGTCTTTAGACTTGGAAGCTTTGATAAACGTTTTAAGAATCTCAGATAGTTTTTGGAGGCTAGTTTTCTTCATTGATTGCTTTATCGACAGCATCAGCAATCTTTTGGAGACCTTCAACTAGTAGCACTGAATTAGCATCTTTTTTAGATTCATCTACTGCAGGTGTTTGGTCTGCGGCAGGCTTAGGAGCGCTTGGTGGAGTCTTAGGCTGTTGAGGTTGCTGTGAAGCGATAGGTTTTCCTTCGCTGTCCATTTGATTAGATTTAAGTCTTCTTCGAACTTCTGCCATCGGTAAGTTAAGCTTCTTAGCAAGATCCTGCAAGAATGTGAATTCTTCTTCATACTCTTGGAACTGCATATCAAACTGTTCAAGGAAGACTAGACCCTGTGATGTAGCAATAACAGGTTTGTCACCCATTTTTTCGTATGGAGGATAGCCTGCTTCTTCTCTTGTTTCGTTGATTGTCATACGTCCTGATTTGACTGCTCGATCATGAATTTTGTCCATGGTCTCTTTATCAGCCAAGTCTACGTTCTTGAACACAAAACTTACATCATCATATCCAAAACCTAGTTCACCGATCACTTCTTGATTGATCTTTTCAGCAATCAAGTTGAGCATTGGGATGATTGTACCGTTTTTGAATACGAATGATTGGTTGTCTGAGGTTGCTCGGTTTACATCTTCTGTGAAGCCAAGCTCAATTTTTGTGATACCAAGAACAGCCATCACAATTTCCATGTAGAACTTTTGACCTTGCAGCCATTGCATTTCTACGTTTGAGAAGCGGAATTGGTGGAATGTAGCACCTTCAGGCATGAAGACTACTTTGTGATGCTTCTGCTTAATGTCTTGTTCCCACTTTTGCATCAAGCGTCTTGCTTGTACTTCAGTGAGACCAGGAAGAGTAAAGTAACCTTCTGGAAGAGCTGCTGATTCAAAGTATTTTCCGTTGTAGTTGAGTGCGTTAATAAGAGTAGCAACTATTTGCGCAATAACATCAAGAGGTGAGACACCGTACATGCTTGTTGAAATTGGATTCATCATCATGTAAGCAAGCTCGTTCTTTTCCCATGTTGCTACTTTAGTTGTTGGAAGCTTTGGATCATATTGAATGTACGCAGGAGACAAGAGTCTTCCATTTTTGTCGTAATTCATTCTAATGTATGGGGCTGGTGCTGTGTACAGTTCTACAACTTCTCCAAGACCATTTCTAGTCTTCTCGAGTGCAGCTGCGTCATGTATCTTAAGGTCTAACGCAAGTTTCTTTCGAAGTGAAGTGAAACTCTCTGTATTTTCGTTTGGATTTGCAAAGAGATTATAGACTTTCTCAATATGTTGTTTAGTCTTTGATGAGATTTTAGCTTTGTCTTCACCTGTATATTTAGTGCGGAAGCGACCGTAATCCTTACGAGTCATAACAAAAATGCTCTTGCCATCTTCACCAGATGCATAACCAAACTCAGTTAGTAGATCTTTTTTAGGGACTAACTCCCAGTCTACTTTAGATACCTGATCTGCAATACGACTAAGCGCAGCAAATACAATTGGTGTCTTATAGATTTTTTCTCTAATTTCTGGAGAGTAACGAGCTGGAACTTCTTGCCCTACATCATCTCTATTACCTGCAGCGCTAAGGCTGTATTGGGCTTTCTGACTCTTTGTTGTCAGATTGTTCCATGTTGACTTGATCTGGTCTAATATCATAGTTTATCTCTGTAGATGCAAACTTAGTGACATCTCTTATTATGTCACGCCATCTAACAACTTTTAGTATTTGAGTATCAATATCATCTTTAACATGCGCCTTTTTCAAAAAGTACACATTAGAGATGTCTTTTGTTGCAGAAGCAATTTGTCTGCTTGAAGTTATTGTAACACTAATACCGTTGTCTAAGTAGAAGTTTTTAAGCTGTTCGTCAAAAGGAATGATCTTTCTGAACGTCCCTTGACAGTCAGCATCTTTAAGCCAGTCTAATACATCATCTGTATTTACGTGAGAATACGGGTTAATTAGATACAAATCAAACACATCAGAAAACACTGTGATTGCTCCAAGTGCTCCCTTAAACGCTTTTATGAGTTCAATTTTTTTATCTTTTGCACTCTTATCCAGTAACGACTGAAGGTCGATTGCTATCTTTAGTGCTTTCACTATCTTTGGCATTTTTGTACTCCTTGTAAAGTTCAGATATGAGGAAGAGATAGTTTGCTGCATCAATGAGTGTGTCTTGGAAGTTTTCATCATTGACTTCAAAATGTTCTTTTTTCGCAAATGTTTCTAATCTTGAGAATTTGTCAGAGAATCGTACTAAAGCACCTTTCCATCCTGGTACTCCGAAGTTCTCTGATCGACGGAAGTTGTGAAGTGGGTCCGCCGCCCCGGCACCAGCCGTGTAGTCATGATTTTTCTTCAAAAGGATGCTTCTCATTTTATCAATGAATGCATCAAAATCACTTGCAAATACATCACGTGTAATCAACATAGCTTGCTCCTTAAATCCTTTAATTGAAGATAGAGCTTATTGTATCATATTTTTCGCATAATTATTTACTAATTTCCCGCGAGCACACGCCAATTGCGCGATACGTATTCCGTACACACGCCAATCGCCCGCAACACGCCAATTATGCAGTATTATTAAGCAGATAGCAGAATGCAGAAAGCAGTATCGAATTAGTTAGTTAGAGATAGAATCGCAGAATTACAGAATCGCAGTAATGATACAATACAACTACTGCAAGTTTTAGTGTTTACATGCAGTCTTAATTATGTTATAATGAAGGAATAATATATGAAGAAGTTTAACGAAGATACCCAATTAAAGAATACTGTAGTAGAGGATACAAAGACAGCATCTGCTGCTCCTGCCCCTACTTTTCAGCAGTTTCTCTCTCAATTCCCCCAGCTTAAAAAACTTGACAAAGGTTATTACAGCTACGACGATCGTAGAGTAGATTATAACGTTGTCAAGCAGGCAGCCATTCTCAAGAAAATCACAAATATTCCATCACCTGATCAGCTTGAAGATTTGATATAGTTTGTCATATTTACAAGCCCAGAAAACTGGAATATACTTGAACTAACATAAAATATGCGGAAAACCGCAAAGGAGGAACTATGTTGACACAAGTAAAAGTGGCAACCTTCTCGGTAGATCTCAGTAACTCAACTGACCTCGCCATTGAGGAGAGTATTGAAGAGGCTGTTGCAAGTTTGACGGAACAAGTCGGTGAAAACGACAAGTTTGGTTCTGTTCAAGTTGCTCACTCTGCTTATGTAGAAGACGATGGCTCTAACTGGTTGCTCGTAACTGTCACCTTGACTTACGAAGAATACCAAGCTCCTCGTCCAGAGTTAGGCACAGGACGCCGAAAAGTAACCTCAGAAGTCTTTGACTACATCAAAGCTCAGGCGAACAAAGGTGTATCCGATGCTTACATCGCAGAAGAGTTTGATTACGGTATTTCTGAATCAACTGTTGCTAAGATCCGCAGATCTTACAGCTTCTCAGACTACTGTTACAGTAACTAAAGAAATGGAGGGGGAGGGTGAAATATCTCTCCCCCACATTTTTACAAAAAAAAGAGAGTATATGCGAAACCTAACACTAGTTGAAATTCTTGTTATGACTATCATTGCTACTGTCATGCTCGCAATGATTGGTTCTATACTTTTCCAGATCTATAACCCAGAGCAGTTTTGCGACATAGCTCGCCGAACAATGACTCTTAATGACCTCCCAGCCTCTTGCTTAGACGAAACAATGTATCCATCACAAAGAATACAAATCGAGTACAAATAAAAAAATAAGGAGGTTGCATGACAACGACAGAAATGTTACAGTGGTTATCAATGCGTTTTTACGTATTCATGGAGTTTTCACCGGCACAAGATTCTGTTGTTGACGTGTACAACATTACAAAATATGGCGAAGTACGTCAAGATACTCGCCGCACCTTTATCGGTGCAGATCTTGAAGATGCATTAAAGAAAGCATATCTGTATGAGTCGACAGAACTGGCTAAACAGTAACACTTGGATTATATCGGACACACACTTTGGTCACAAAAATATAGTCAAGTACGAAAATAGGCCTGAAAATCACAATGAAATGATGGTGCGAAACTGGAACAATACAGTTTCAAAGCATTCCAATATTCTCCATTTAGGAGACGTCTTTTTGTGTCCCATTGAAGAAGCCAGAGAATACATCAAACAACTAAATGGCAATAAATGGCTGATACTCGGTAACCACGACACAAAGAGTATAGCTCTCTATGAAGAAATGGGATTCCGTGTTATTGGTGAGCCTATTTTCAAAGAGTTTGATAAGTATAAAATCATTTTCTCACACTATCCTATTCGAGGATTGCCGAGTAACTTCTTTAATGTCCACGGTCATGTGCACTCGAAAGGAGTAGGACCAGTCCCGAACCCTAAATCTTTTTACAATGTGTGTGTTGAGCAAATCAACTACACGCCAGTACAACTTAGTAAGATCCAGTCCCATGTTGCTGATGTACTTCGAAAACAATCTAGAATATAATAGTAAGGAGGAGCGTATGAAAAAGAATCCTAATAGGGCTATCATCGAGTCTGCTGAAAAAGAAAATCTTGATGCTTCAAGTATTGAGCTTGATTCAGTTGACCTTAATGAGAATCAAGTTAAAAGACTTGAAGGTCTTAACAAGCACCAAGCATACGGCTTTGCTACATACTCAAAAAGTCTAGATCAAATATACTTCACAAAAATAGAGTATTACGAAGCATTTCTCAATTATTTACGAGCGGTGGCAGCAATAGTTCCAGATCTTGATTGCAATGTAGAAGTAACTGACATTACAGATGATTCATACTGGATTGTTGTTCTCAAAGGCGGAAAGATACAGGAATGTTTCGGAACAGTTATTTGGGACAGTCTTGAAGATAGACGAAGAGTGAGAGAAGTTCTTGATGCGCACTTAGATACTACGCCAGAGCATCTCACAACAATTGTAGATCAAGTTATGCGAGCTATTAAAGGTGAGTTCGACGAAAAGGAGTAACATGCCAGAAGAAACAATTACAATTTCAATGTCCGAGTACAATGGATTGAAACGACGCTCAAGAGAATTAGAAGCTCTTGAAGAGTACGGAGTAGATAATTGGCAAGGATTTGAAGACGCTATGCATAGCATAGAAGATGAGGAGGAAAATGACAACTAGAGAAATTACACAACTAGATACATCTCTGCTAGACCCTAACAAGTCTATTGGCTGGAATATGTATCGACAATTCGGCATTGACCTTGATCAACTTATGCTCCCAGGCATTCAATGGAATGTAAGAGCTTTTTATGCGCCCCAAGAAGTGCAGGAAGAGTTCGAAGCTTGGGTAAACAAAAACTGGCGATCACTTTCTAAGGCTGAAGGATGGGCAAAAATGACAAAGAAAGAATTTGACAAAGGAATTGGTTTCGTGTTCTTGGACGTCATGCCATCATCTAACAAAGAAAATGCCGCTAAAGAGGAGCTTCAAGTTTATGCTGACATCCCTTCAGCTCCAGCAGACAGTACAACTGGGGCTTAGTCTCTACGAGCACAAGTCTCTGTACGACAGACCAATAATCTTTCACGTAAAGCGTGTAGTCCAGCGAGCAATTGCTAAAGGATACAATAACGAGATTGTTGCTTTGTGTTGGTTACACGATTATCATCATGTAGCTAGCGGAGGATATGCTAGAGATGTTGTATTTTTCCTTGAAGACATTGACAAGAAACTAGCTAAAGAACTAGAGATTCTTAACCCGCAAAACTATACTTCACTTCGTGTTCACTTAAATGCTGTAGAACAGTCGTTATATCCACGCATAGTGAAGAGTTTATGTATCGCGGATGAACTTATTGACATGCCACCCGGAGATGACCGGAACACTTATCTCGAATACTTGGGAAAATACCTTGAAAAAGTGGATGGATATAATATCCAACCCCATACTTCAGTGCCTTTACTGGGAAACTGAGGGCCTCGTGCTACAAATCTGGGGATGTTATAGTACGATATAGTTTGATATAATTACAACATAAGCTACCAAGCTGCTGAGACATACGTCCTCCCCTACAAACGTAAGTTCCTCAAACTCAGCAATTGGTAGCTTTTTTCATATTTACAACTTCCCATTTTTGTGATACAATCAACTCAAATATAAAACATATACGGAGGATGTATGCACACATTTAAAGTCTTGAATATGCGCTCAAAATCAGAGATTGAGAAGTTCTTCTCGCTCGATTCATCACAATACGTTGTTGATATAGAGTCTGAAGGATATAAGTTCAAAGTACATATCTATTCAATAGACTATGACGATGATCACAAAACAACACTCAGATCAATTAGCAGAAAAGTAGACGCTTACTTCCACAATCGCATTCCTAAAAAGGAGCTAGCAAACCGTTTTTTAGCTGAATATAAAGATAAGGTGATCACTGAAAAGATGATCAGTTACTAATATGGCAGAAGACATAAAAGGAGAAATCATTGGCAAGTTATTGATGCCGGAGGCAACTCTTGAAAGCATCGGTGACGCTTATGGCATTACTCGCCAGCGAGTTAAGGCTATTTTTGAGCAATGCATTGGTGCTAATTACTCCTTTGTCAAGCAAGCTTTTGTCAACGAGAAGTTTAGATGTGTCATTTGTGGCGATCCCATTAATGTGCACAGTCTAGCATCAAAAAAGAGAAGCGCATTGATGTTCTGTAGTCCAGACTGTGAAAAGATTGGCAAGAATTATGATCTAGATGAAGAATGCACATGTCAATACCCTTCTTGCGGCATAGGCTTCTTTGCAAATCGCAACTGGAAGTTTACCAAGAAGAAAGACTACTGTTGCACAGACCACTACTTTGCACATAAGAAAGAACTCAACTCATGAATTTCTTAGCAATATACTTTGCACTAGTCGGGCTTAATATCTTTGCGCTTCTCTATTGGTGGAACTTTGACATAGATCCAGAAGAGATGTATCTTTGGATTGTGCTTTCATTCTTTCCGCCATTCTGGTTTATAGGATTTAGTGCAATCATAGCAAAAACAATAAACCTTATACTTCGGAGGGACATCCCATGAACATATTTGAGATGATTGAAAATGAGGCTATAGAAACCTTTGGCGCAGACAAAATTGGCACGAGAGAGCTTCGAGTAGCCTTACCCGAAGAAGAGAAAGCAGAACTTTTGGAGTTTCTTTTTCGTCGTTTTGGTGATATAACTGGAATATACGTAAAGGTGTACGTATGAAAGAACCACAAAAGAAATTACACAAATGTCACTCTTGCAAACACAAGAAAATGTGTGAGTGGACATACAACCCATATCTTCATGAATATCAAGAAGGTGATTGGGATAAAAAGCATTGGTTTTGTGACGAATGCCTTGAGCAAATGTCATGGGACATATAAGGAGATAATATGAGAATTCTAGGACCTAAATGGGTAAAGCGTGCTAATTCATGGTGTGTAACTGTATTCAAAGAAATTGCGTCAGGCAATACTAAGAAACAACACAGTGGTCAGTCTATCAGCTGGTTTACCACAAAAGAAGAAGCAGAAACCTTCATTAAACAGCAGCAATCTGCTGAATAACCCTTGTATTTGATATAGTTTGTTCCCAAAAGATATAGTTTACTTCTCCTGTGTTTTTGTAATATACTGAATATGTTACAAAATAACAAGGAGGATGTATGAACGACAATGTCGCAATCATCAAACCGGTTCCACTTCCCGGTTACCGCTATGAAGTGTCCACCAAGGGGCATGTTTACCGCAATGGTATTCGGCTGTTGAAGCACCAGATCAATGAGAATGGACTTCACCTTGTTTCTCTTTCTAAGAGGGGCAGAGCAGCGACATTTAGTGTTCCATACCTCATGTTGATCACCTTCCGCGGCCTTCCACCTGATCATGAGCATCAGACTCCGGGCTTCATCAATGGAGACAAAGATGATTTGCGCATCCAGAATCTTGAATGGCGCACATGGTGGTATCACATTGGTAAATCATTCCGAGAACGAGAAGAGAAGACATACGATGCTACAAGCATGTACAACGGTGTCTGCGAAACTCGTAATGGTAAGTGGCAAGCTTACATCACCGTCCGCGGTGTCGAATACAACTTAGGCTTGCACCTCACCGAGGAAGAAGCTTACCAAGCCCGACTGCGATGGGAAACAGAAAACGCAGATTTATTAATGAACGATTAAAGGAGAGTTTATGGAAGATATTCACAAGATTTTACGAAGTTATGTACTATCACGCAAGAGTTTCAAAGAGAAATTCTCTGAGATCCTTGAGCTACATGGACATGAAGTATTGAGCGCATTCCTTGAGTACGAAGCATGGTCACTAAAGAAAATGCTCACGAACATCCAATACAACGGTTAGCAGAATCGGCCCTCTTCGGAGGGCCTTTTTGCAGTTTACGAGCGAATATAAAAAGTTTATAATGAATATACACGTATGACAAAAGTAAAAACATTTGGTCCATTAGACCAGCGAGCACATGCTCAACTTATAAGATGCACAGAAGCAGGAGACGCCGAATATGCAGTTCTTTCAGCTGATCATCATGTGGGTTATTCAATGCCTATTGGCGGAACTGTTGCGTATGAGTATTTCATTTCTCCAAGCGGTGTGGGATATGACATTGGGTGTGGTAACAAAGCCGTTCGAACTGATATTAAGATCGAAGATCTTGGTGACATTCGAAAGATTATGGACGAAATTGTTGAAAGAGTATCCTTCGGCGTTGGTCGCACAAATAAGAAAAAAGTGGATGACATTGTCTTACAACACATCAAAGATGCTAAATTTGAGCCGCAACGTAAACTTTATGATCTTGCGGTTAACCAGCTGGGAACAGTTGGTAGTGGAAACCATTATGTTGACCTCTTCAAAGACGAGAACGGATTTGTCTGGATCGGAGTACACTTCGGTTCAAGAGGATTCGGCCACAAGACAGCTTCAGGATTTATAGCACTTAATCAAGGAAAAGAATTCCATGAACATGCAAATGAAGGAGAGATGGACAGTCCACCTATTCTCTTTGATGTGCGCACTGACTTAGGTCAGGCTTACATTGAAGCAATGACACTTGCTGGCGAATATGCTTATGCAGGCCGTAATGCAGTTGTTGAAGAAGTTTTGGACATATTACAGACAAGAGCAGTAGAAGAGATTCACAACCATCACAACTTTGCTTGGCAGGAAGAGCATTATGGGAAAAAGTATTGGGTAGTCCGCAAAGGATGTACTCCGGCATTCCCTGGACAGCTCGGATTTGTTGGCTCGAATATGATGGACAACTCTGTGATACTCCGTGGAATCGACTCTGACACTTCTAAAGAAGCGCTATATACTACAGTACATGGTGCCGGAAGAGCTCTAAGTCGCAGTCAAGCTAAGAAAAAGATTGATTGGGAAGTCGTACAGTGGGAAGCTGGAGAAAGAGGAGTCATCCTCAAGGGTGGCGGAGCAGATGAGGCTCCAGACGCTTACAAAAAATTAAACGAAGTGCTTGCATATCATGAAGGCACTATCGAAATACTTCATCAGCTCACACCGGTCGGAGTTGCTATGGCCGGCAAAGATATTTATGATCCCTACAAGGATTAGGAGGAAATATGAGTAAGACTCGAACAGTTTTTACACCAGAACAGAAATCTGAATACTGGAAGAAGCGCATTTACGACAAACAGAGAAGTGCGTTAACACAATTTGTCAAAACTTTCAAAGAAGCAACTGACATGGCTCTTCACATTGGTGTTGATCAGAAAAAGATCAACGAAATTGCAGAACAATTTGATGGCGCAATGGCTAAGTTTACAAATTTGGTCCACGACCAAAAAATAAAGGAGTAACATGGGTGATGTCATAGGCGGAGGCTTCTTTACAACAAAAGCAGGCGAGCGTGTTTGGACAGCAACAGCAATTTTGCTTGGCATACTTCTTTTTATTGCGATGTCACAGCCAATATGGAGAGGTGAAGAGATGGTTGCGCAATTCAAGACAAACTGTGATAAGCGTGGTGGAGTGCTATTAGAAAACAAGGGCATATTCGGTATAACATACCAATGTGCATCACATCTAGATTAAGGAGAAATATGTCTAATGAAGTAACATTTTTGATCTACTATCTTTCTAAAGCATGGACTGAGGGAGAATACACTTACGGGCCCAACATCATAAAATTTGTTATCAAATGTAAACTAGATGATGTCATGGAAGAAGAGTGGGGCACAGACTTTGAGAAAATCAAAGATCAGTTGCTTAAAATGGCACCTCAACTTGAAAGAGATTGCATTATTTCTTACGATGATGTGGATTTTATTATTCCACAAATACTAAATTAGTCTTTTGAGGGAGGACAAATGACATACGAAGAACTAAACAAGCAAATCAGTATCAGACAAGATATGAAATTGCGACTCAAAACAAAGTTTGATCTAGACATGGCAAGTGTTGATAAATCACTTAATGAGCTTATCAAAGCACGAAATCTTATAGAAGATGGCTTGAACGACGATGCTGCAGATGCTGGAGTGCATATTATAGAGGTGAGAAATTCAAATGACTATTTCACAAAAGAGTGCATTGATGCTATTAACGAAGCAATTAAAGATTTAAGAAACGGCGCAAAAACACTTAAAGAAGAATACATCGGAGTCAAATCATACTCTGGATGGAACTCACAAAGAGTAAGTTGCGGACATTTTATGGGCCCAAAACACGGAAGTGTATGGTTCAGAATTGAGCTCAAAGAAAAATACTGGAAACAGAATTTGACAGAAGATGAAACGCTGGCTTGTATTCAGTATCTCAGATTTTATCTTAATGATATGCAAAGAAACAAATTCATTAGATATACAACTGATTAGGACAACATGAAAATCCATAGCAAAAGTGAAGAGCGCAGACTTAAAATAATGCGCCCAGATCTATTTTGTAAGCACTGCGGCTTTCAGAAAGAGCTTGCTAACCCGAGCGGCTTCTGCAACCATGTTCATTACCCAGAAGGGTGTGATATATGCAGAGATGCTGAATATGTTGGTTCTTTGCCCATGGTAGTAGGCAGAGCATATCGTTTTGCGCAAAGTAAGCACAAAGATCAACTAGATGATGAAGGAAAGTCATATTTTGATGCGCATTTACTCAACGTGTTCAATATTTTGCAAAAAGTAACAAAAAATGAGGCTGTTTTAGCTGCAGGGTTACTGCATGACACAATTGAGGACACAAATACATCGTATGATGAGTTATTGGACAATTTTGGGAAAGAAATTGCAGATTTAGTGATGGAGGTGACTCATGAAGGTGAAAAAGACTCGTACGGAAGATATTTTCCTAGATTGAAGTCACAGCACGGAATAATGATCAAGTTAGCAGATAGATTGAGCAATATTAGCCGTATGGAGGCATGGGACATTGCCAGAAGAGAACATTATCTGCGCAAGACAAAGTTTTGGAAAGACGGATCTGACCGAAAACTCTAGTATACTTTTGCATAATTTCCGAATATAATAGACATACAGGAGCAATATGTTCAACAACATAAATTACGAGGTTAGAAAGACAACTGCACATGGCCCGAAAGCTCATGCAGACTGGTATGACCTCATAGAGAAAAGCACAGGAAAAACTATTGCTCGCTTTTCTAATCCAGAAGATTTTATGCACTTCATCAAGTATGTATGTGGTGAAATGATGCAAGCAGCAGTCAAAGACTTTATGGAGGAAGAGATATGACAACCAGCTCATCATGGGAATACACAGAATCTGATGGCGATGACAAGTTCTTTGTATTTGTCATTCTAGCAGTTATCATAATTGTTATTTTTGGCGCATGGCATTCATCTACTCGTCCGCAGCATAAAGGATATTGGACACAAGATGAAGCTTGTAAGGGATTTTACGGACAAGAATACAAATATGTCAGTGGATATAAAAGTCCAGATATGTGTGCCACAGTAAATGGTGAAGCACGATATTACAGTCTTATACCAGATAAGGAGTAACAGTGAAGAAAGCAGTCACATATCCAGCAGTAACTTGGAATAGGTGGGACACGTATGAAGTCATACTCCCAATCAAGAGGCTGTTCATCTTGAAAGCGCTGCTCACAGGAAAAATAAAGATTCAGTACTCAGTCAGAGCAGATCGCGAAGACAAGTCACTAACATTAAAAGGAAAGCCATTATGGCCCATCTCAGAGGAAAAACAAAATATCTAGCCTTGTTAGCACTTATTGGGCTCAACACGTTTTGGTCTTACTCATTTTATGGGTGGCTGGCAGTAGCAGCTACGACAATCTCCTGGGCATTTGCGCTTTTAGTGACAATTGGTCCGCTGAATAAGGCTTTTGAACAAAATGTGGTAAACAAACTCTGCGGAAGAACATGCAAGGCCAAGAAATAGGCTTTGCTTTGAGAAGATAAAGGATACTATATGCATGTAGACACAGGCGAGATCATAACTGAAGAATTGCTTAACACTTTGCCGCCAGAAGAGCAAGAGAAACACGTCCCTCTTACTTTGCGCCAAGCAGAGCAGTACGGTAAACTTCAACCTAGTGAACGTATGGGACAATACAGAATTGATCAAGACAGACACAAGCAGAAGCAATTAGAAAAAAGACGCGCGGCAAACAAGCGTAATAAGCAATCGAGGAGACACAAATGACAAAATGGGAATACAACGTTCTTGACCAGATGATTAGCACTCAAGAGCTTCAAGCAAAGCTTAGTGAGCAAGGGGCTTTGGGGTGGGAGTTAGTTTACTACTCGTATCACAACGGCTATGCAATCGCAGTCTTTAAAAGACCGCAAGAATAATATGACAAAATCTATTTCGCTAGACACATACTACAGAACTTCAAAACAAGTACTTATTGAGATTCCAGGTGAAACGGAACCAAAGAGAGTTGATGCAGTTGTAGAACAAATGAAGAAAAGCGCAATAGAATTGCTTAAAGTAAAAACAGGATTAGCACATTTCAAATGCATAGTCAGCTGGAAAGTATATGACAAAGCTTTTGAAGAGCATGTAGAAATATAGGAGGCCACATGGAAGGTTTATTGATCGCAGCATTCTATAATGGGCAGGTAACATTCACATTTTATGAATGTCCCATCAAAGATGCTGAAGGCAAGTACATCAATTTATTTGAGCAAGAAGAAATAGTTCTTGAGCCCGGAATACATGTTCCAGCACACTGGCCAGAAAAGCAATGCGTAGTTAGTTTTCTAGGCATGATAAGCGCAAAGGATGAAACTGGAGTTTTGCGAGCACTTCAACAGAATGCACTCTTAGCTGGAGTTTCATATTTCTATGAGCCAGCCACTGAGAGTTGATGTCCGCAAGCTAGTTGTTCCGCAGACTGAGTTTCTCCCGAAAACTTATGTTGACGACATGATTGCAATGATCAAAGAGCGCAAGTTCTTTTGGCCAGAGAATATAGAATGGGAAGAAGATGCGCAGCCAACGCTATCTGAGACACCAGCTGCAGGAAGAGCATTGACACTTGAAACTATACAGCAGGGTATTAGAGCGCTAGAACAAAACAATAGATACGTAATGGAGATGAGACATGCAGTCTCTTAGAATAGACGTCAAAAAACTCATTAAACTAGAAGAAGACAACTCATTTCGAGTAAAGCTTCCTGATGGTATGAACGTGCGAGCAGGAGATCAGCTAAGTCTAGAACTCTATTTTGATGACAGTGGATTGCATCTCACACACGCAACTGTGACTCCGATGAGAAACTATGAGAATTGATATTAGCCAGCTTATTGTAGCAGAGCCAGAAGGAGCGCGGTCTCTAACTTTTGACATAAGCGCGCAAGAGTATGTAAAAATGGGAGCACAAGAGATAATACAAACAATCTTAGAGAAATATCCAGAATGCAAAGACATACCGCTTGATGAGTTTATGGACAGATTAAGGGCACAACAAGGTTACGACGACAAAGTACACTTCGTACTACTACCAAAGGCCACATGACAATACAAAGCACTATACAAAAAGAAGTCAACAGACTTGCAGCTGAGCACAATGAAGGCGATCCCTGCCCGGCAGTATACATAGTTTCTATCTATGAGGACAAGCTCTTATTGACTGTGATGCACGGAGGACAGGCTTTTAGTGAGACACTTTTTCCGACGCGAGACATGACCTACGGTCTAGAGTCTCTCGACGAACACATGAGAAGTTTGTACAACAGGACTATGTGATGAGACAACATGCTCAAAAAGAAAATTATTGACATACCAGCAGTAGAGGCACAGAAGAAGGAGATCGACATCTATCAATGCGACTTTTGCGCCCATGAATCTAATGACCTCAACAAATTCTGTAAGTGCACTATTTGCGAGCGGTTAGTCTGTCGTTCTTGGATGAACAGTTGTACTAGATACGATCCCTACGAACCGGGAGACTATCCAGATCGGTATTGCCCTGTGTGTTATGCTCTGAGATACGAGAAGTATCAGAAAGACTTTGAGGATGCGGACAATAGTTACTATAATACTCTAGATGTGCTTAAAGAGCGCATCAAAAGAGAGTCACTTGCGGAGGCCAAGTGAAAGTTGACATTTCGCAGCTCATTGTTGCAGACTTGCCAGTCTATCAGCTTCCTTGCATCTGGTGCTTCAACTGCAACTCTGCAGCAGTCTACTTGCTCAAGACACCCAAGTTAGGTGATGCGCTTTTGGCTTCTAATGCGTACTATCCCAACGGCATGCATCCGCCAGCGGGAGGCACCATACACTGTCCCTTTTGCCACCTACAACTTAGCTCAGTGTACATGTTGCGCGAGCCATCAGATGCGGTCAAAAGGCGCATCACACAAGAGCACAAGTACGGCACTAGCCACATGCACATCCAACATCAAGAAAGCAGTCACAAGGAGGCCACATGACCGCTACCCAGGTGAATGAACTCATATCCCAACTCAACGCATGTCTCACATGGACAGCTTTTGGGCGCATCGGTTTAGATCGCGTTGCTGCAGCTGCAGTGCTAGAGCGGTGGTTTGAGTGGTACATTAGGACACATGGTGACAGTGTCTCTAGGGGGCGTGTCAAGTGACACTTGCGAATACATTTTGCGCCACATCACTTTGCTACGCAGGCCTACTTTTTGTCCCCCTAGTCCCCCATGGGCTAATAGTCGTTACACTCTGCAGGTAACTACAAGTCACACTTTGACATTGCTCGTATACAGCCTATAGATTATCCTAACACTGTGTGTAACGAACGTATGAGTGTAGCCGTATACTCCAGAAAAACACTTGCAATACGGTGGGCTCATAGTCTAGTCTCTCTGCAGAGCTAGAGACTTACCAGCGCCTAGCAGCGCACAAAGCCATGAAAGAATTGCGGTCCACCCCCTTTTGATATAGTGCGATATAGTCTGATATAGTGTTATTAGCTGTGGCGCACAAAGATACTCTTGAATATACTTTGTTATACTTTGATATACTAAGATATATAGTGATATAGTGTTATATAGTTAGGCTACTCCCTTACCCCCTACCCCTACTCTCTTATTAGGCGATATAGTGTTATACAGTGTGATACACTGCGATACACTGGTATACGGTGTGTTAACGTCTGATATACTACGATATACTGTCGCCCTCCGTCTCGTATTCAGCAGTCTGAGTCCTGTGCTGTGTATATGCAGCAGCAGTATGTAGTAATAGTAGTACTGTTTACAAACTCTCTAATGTGTGTTATAGGATGTTGTGTGTATAGCTTATATAGACTAAGGTAGTCTGGAGTGGTTATCTTTTTGCGCCCATACAGTACTCAGTACCTATGCTGACTGATGGTAGCCTGTACGGTAGGGCTATCCAAAACAGAATGGGCTGTCACAGAGTAGGGGTATACAGAGAGAAGGTATATACTATAAGCATCAAAGAGAGAGTCCTATTTTGGGCACTGAGTGAACACCTCTCTGAATACAAAAAAGACCCCTGTTTCCAGGGGCCATAACTATTGAAGAGTTTGAAGATTAGAGGGTTATCTCGACTTTTGTGATCTTTCGAGTAGGATCTTGTTGTAAGACGATCTTTTCGTATCTTTCAATGAGCTTTTGATCATTTTCAGTCTCATTTGGGAAGATGTTGGTGAGTCCTCCGTTGATGTAAAATTCGATTGCTTTCATTTTGTCCTCCTTTTATATTTATTTATTAAGTTGATTATACCATTGTTTTTTATGTTTGTAAATAGGGAGTTTATTCCTCGTCTTCTTCTTGGTATGAACTCCAGATTTCGTAAAGAATTCCACCGTAAACTTTAATTTCTGCTTCTGCAAAATCCCAATCAGGGTTTCCAACCATGTGATTGAAGTCAAAGTAGTTGAATGCTTTTGGCTCTTCAATTAAGGTGATCATGCTATCTTGCAATCCGTAAGTGATGATATATTTTTCAATTGATCGAATGTTGTCGTATACGTATTTTTCAAATTCGTTCAAGTTTGGTACTTTCATTTGGTGCTCCTATTTAATTTTTTATATTAAGTTGATTATACCATCTTTTTATACCTTTGTAAATAGGGAAAACTATATCAAACTATACCAAAATTGATTTGACATGTATTCGGTTAAATGGTGTATCTATAAGGTTACCCAAAACAAATCCTATTTTGTGACATACTGGGCGATATACTTTGATACACTTATTGCCTATTTACAAACTAAGAAAAATGATATAAGATCCACTCATAAATACAAAACAAATATTGGAAAGGAGAAAATAACTTTAACAAATCTATTACAAATTTATTATACGTTATAAATACTTTATGAATACGATTTTACTACGTAAAAATACTATGAAAGGAGACAACATGGCGAAGCAAATTCGTAACTTAGTGAGATCGGCACTTAAACCGATTGTGAAAGAGTATCGATATCGAATGGGCATCCGCAACCGCCCAGGAAGACCACGAATTCACAAAAGAACTTTCTTGGATCTCTAAAACAGAGTCGGCCGTTTTCGGCAGACTGTCTGCAAAACTGAAACAACTGCAAGAAATAAGAAATTAGCCGCCGCCGTCTGCCCAGACCGGTGGCTTTTTTCTTGTCTGCTTTTGTAATGAGAGAGAATGTGAGATGAGCTGAGAGTGTTGGAGAGTCTATTTTCTTGAGTGCATCAACAGACTTGTAACGATGCCTAAGAGACTAGTTATAGCTGCTACTTCGATACCGATAAACATCCAGAGTACTAGTATGAGAGCAAAGAGAAGGATGATCTCACCTTTTGTGGCCTTTTGCTTCTTTTTAGCTTCAGATTTGATGCATTTGTCTACAAAACAGACACATTGATCAACTGATGTTGTGATACTTCTGTAAAACCGTGCAAGTAATTTTTTGGGCTCTGCATAATCGACACCAATTTGCTCCTGAATCACTTTGATCTTGTCACGATTGAGTATGGGCCAGTATTCTCTAAGGCCATTTTTGTTTTCCAAACTGAACAGACGTGATTCGAAAGGGGCTTTACTCTGCATTACCTTTTGTCTCCACTATCTTTATGATATTTGTTCTTGCCGCCAATATTGATGTGGCAATTAAGTTTTCCAATTCAGAATAGGAGATACTTTTCTTCATAAAATTGAGATTAGCTCTTACTGATTCAAGTAACAGATTCTTGAGCTGCTCATCTACCATGTTGTTGACTGTGTCATTTGACATATAAACTCCTTATGTGGTTAAACATTTGTGGGATAGTATCTTTATATTTGTAGCGCTTTTTACTTGTAGAAGATCGTGCATATTCTTCTTTGACAGCATCTATATACATTGTAAAATGACCGTCATCACCCATATAAAACTTGTCCCAATTCTCTTTTATGAAGAATCGTTTCATCTTGAGTTGTTCAATAGCTAAGTTGTCAAATGAAAGTGTCAATCCTTCTTTGTGCATCAATCTGCCAATGTTTGTAAACCAATCGTACTTGTTCTTTTCTACAACTTCATTGAGCTTATCATAGTAATGCTCACCTCTTCCAAACGTTTTGTATCCGAGGACTAAAATCTTCACCTTCTTAAACCGCTCCAGAAGTCTCTCGATGTCACTGATAGGATGAACTCCCATAATGATATGGATTACCACATTCTCACCCATGAAAGTGTCTAAATCTTCAATTCTATGTGGGAACCAAGAGATACCAAGTCCTTTAATGAGATTCTGCTCTTGATAGAACTTGATTTCATGCTCAAATTTCTTGATGTGAAGCTGATTGACTGTGATGTTAGCAATAAGATCCATGCTTCTAACTGCATGGAGGAAGTAGTTGAGGTCTGGATGCGAAAGGGGATTGCCTCCGCCAATAGCTATTTCTGCATTGTGTGGAGCAAAAGTGTGCATCAAAGAGATAGTGCGGTCTATTTCACAATGTTTGCCTTCTTTGGTGCTCATTTCATGACAAAAAGCACATCCAGCATCGCAATAGTTCGTAATCTTGAGATCTATAGATTCAGGAACAACAGGAAGAGGAAACTCATCATAGTCTCTAATCTTTGTGCCATCTTTCATGATGGTCACATCATAGTTTCCGTTGCGGTATTGGTAGAGTTTAGTGGTTGTCATTGTCTGTTGTGAAATTACTTTGTGGGTTGAATATAAACATTCTTAGTGTCTCTTCATCGACAAAAGCTTCTTTACAGACGTCATCACTCTGATGATCAATGTATCCCCATGGATAGTACTCATCGCTTACACTCTCAAACAAGACTTTCTTTGCGCCAGTTTGCTCTTTGAGAACTTTTCTAAGCATTGCTACATCTTCTTTTGTGCCGTATTGCTTAGCCCAAGTAAGAGCGTATATTGCTTTGCTCATTGCACTAGAGTAGTGCTCAAACTCCCATCCAAATTCTCCACCGCTAAAACGAAGTACACCGTCTGCACCAACAGGAAGTGTCTGCATGACTGCTGTCTCTTTTGAAATAGAAATTGAATGTGAGCTGCTGCTATTTGTCTCGAAGACTGAATGTCTTATAGTTCTCATACATATCCTTTATGAAGTTTACAAATTTCCGAACGACCATAAACTCTGGGACGAATGCCCAAAGAGCAAAGGTGTTAATTGCTTTTCGTTGTGATTGTGACATCATAATTCTTCCTCCCAAAAGAAATAATTGCACTCTCTACGTATTGTTGAGTATTTTTGAAAAGCTTGGCATCTTTAAAGCCAGCATCAATGAAGAATGAGTAGGGATATTCTGACATTGCCCATGCTTTTGGGATATGTCGCAATATCAAATCAATAAATCGTAGTATTCTAGTCATTGTGCTCCTTTTGTTAGTATACTGAGGCCAATCAGAGATTCGAACTCTGGTCTGATCGTTACAAGGGATCTGTTCTAGTCCAACTGAACTAATCGGCCATAATTGTATTATAACATACTCGAATACTATTGTAAATAGCAGGTGCCGATGGTGGGATTCGAACCCACAGATTACGAGGTTTAAGCTCGCTGCCTTTACCCGTTTGGCTACATCGGCTTGGCGGAGAGTACAGGATTCGAACCTGCGTGGCTTTCACCAGACATCTTAGCAGGATGCTGCAATAACCCAGACTCTGCCAACTCTCCTCAATAATTGCTGAGGTCTAATCGGTGAAGCTTATTTCTAAGCTCCATTCTTTTTGATAAGTCAATAACCCACCATTTGTGAATCATTCTTGACCAATCCGCGGATTTGCCCCACTTCTCATCTTTCCTTGAGATGCGGTGACCTTTCCTTCTCTTCCATTTAGACATATAGTCTCCTTAAAATAGTTGTACCTATTTCATGGTGACCTCCTTTCCTTGTGCCCATAACAGGACTCGAACCTGTAGCTTGCCGCTTTTGAGGCGGTTGTGTTTACCCATTTCACCATACGGGCATGGTTGTATTGGGGGACGCCATTCCCCATCGTTATTTCACCGCAGTAGAGGCTTTCTGACTTTCAATACAATGTGCCGAAGGAGAGACTCGAACTCTCAATCCGAAGAATATGCTCCTTAGGCATACGTGTATTCCAATTCCACCACTTCGGCATTGTGTCCATGGCGAGATTCGAACTCGCACATCCTAGTTTCTAAGACTAGAGCCTTTACCCATTTGGCCACACGGACATGCTGAGACACTTGTTTACGGGTTTTTACTCCCACCCTCGTCCGGACAAGGATAATACACCGTCTCATTGTGCCGACCCCCGGGCTCGAACCGAGATCTCTGGGTTTTCAATCCAGCGCCTTGACCAACTTGGCTAGATCGGCATTAGGTGTAGTGCGTTCGGCGTCTTAGTGGTAGCTTTTCAAGCTATTGCGCTCCACGTTTCAGTTGCCCATACTACACTTTGTGCTGTGTGAGAGATTCGAACTCCCGTAACTCTATGAGTGACAGATTTACAGTCTGCCGCCTTTATCCACTCGGCCAACACAGCATATAGATACTAAAAAAGCCTCTAAGTGAGGCTTAAGTATGTTCAAACAAAACACTATACCTAAGCCCACATTATGTGAGACTAAACAAGGTATATAGTAATGTTGTTGCGTTTTGCATAATCTGATTATATCACGTTTATAGTATACTGTAAACTGTATACTGTATACTTTGTGAGTCTGAGTGGACTCGAACCACCGACAATCTCCTTAAGAGGGAGCTGCTCTGGACCAACTGAGCTACAGACCCATTGAGATACGGAAGAGACTCGAACTCTTACAACGCTGCTTTGCAGGCAGCTCCATTTGTCCATTCTGGCACCGTATCAACGATCATCGCCTTCGCCATGAATCTTGTTTTCTTGATGTCTTTTGGTTAGTTTATCTATATTAGCTTGTGCTACTTCCTCTAGTGTGAATCCGAGATCTCTAGAGAGTGCACTTACATACCAAAGCACATCACCAAGTTCTTTTTTGATAGCTTCTTTTGTGGCCTCATCAACCACACCTGACTTGTCTCTGATTATCTTTTTGACTTTCTCTGCTACTTCACCTGCTTCGCCACTCAATCCGAGTGCTGGGTAGACTACTGCATACAAAGAAGGGTAGATTGCTGTTATGATAGCCTTCTTTTGATAATCATTAAGTGTCATATTTGCTCCTCTGTGACGCTAACGGGATTCGAACCCGTATCATCCTGGGTGAAAACCAAGCGAACTATTCCAATTATTCTATAGCGCCATTTTGACAGACAAGCTTCGTTGCAACTTGTAGTTTTGTTTTTGTGCACAGATGAGGCTCATTACGGAGACTCATAACGCTTTTATATCTGTCTTTGTTGCTCCAGAGAGAATCGAACTCTCATTTCATCCTTCGCAGGGATGTGTTCTGATCCGTTGAACTACAGAGCAATGGGTGACGCATATCGGATTCGAACCGATGGTCTACTCCTTGAGAGGGAGTCGATTTTTACCGCTAATCTAATGCGCCTTGTTATTCTTTGTACCTCTTTTGATCATCAAATTCTTGATCCATTTGAGCTTCTTTTGATGTTTCTCAGGATCTTTCGACCAAGGATACTTCGTATTCAGCTTCAAATACAGACTAAAGAGTGCACTGTCTTTCATAGGGTGTCTGACGAGATTCGAACTCGCGAATTTCTGCTCCACAAGCAGACGTGTTTGACCGCTACACTACAGACACCATTTATGCGCTTTTACCGCAATCAGAACAATATCGTTTCTCTTGATAGTATCCGCCGTAGTACATGTTTGATCCTCCACATCGCCAACACTTTGGTTCAAGCAGTTTGTTTATGTATTCAAATAATTGTTCTATCTTTTTCCACATATACTCATGATTATATCATTGAATACAGCGTTTGTAAATAGTGAGTCCTCCGGGGCTCGAACCCGGGACACATCGGTTAAAAGCCGATTGCTCTAGTCCAACTGAGCTAAGGACCCATGGTGATCGGGGAGGGAATCGAACCCTCAACCTTGTCCTTAGAAGGGACCTGCTCTAGTCCGTTAAGCTACCCGATCATTGTCACAGGCTGGTTGTGTTCAGGACTGATTCTTGTAGCATACCTGATACATCGCAACCTCACATCTACAACTGCTTAGCATTACTGCATTTATGAGACCTTCAGATCAAAGTCTCCACCTGCGGTGCTTGTGGAAGGAATCGAACCTTCTACCTCTTCTTTATCAGAGAAGCTATCTTGACCGATGATATACACAAGCTTGACGCAATCTTTTTATTTCACTGTGGTTATAATTGCGATCCACATCTTTCGTCGACCAGGCAGGATTCGAACCTGCAACAAACTGTTTCGAAGACAGGTACTCTAATCCGTTGAGTTACTGGTCGTCTTCTGTTTAGATAAGCCCGAAAGCTCTCAAAACCAATACTAAATCAAGAGCCACAAATTCATCGAACTTGCGTGTTCTTGCTACATAAACTACTCCTACAACTATTAGACCAATCTGGTATAACATAATCTTCCTTTCGTTTATTTTGTGCTCCTATGCTCCGGTGCTAGGGTTCGAACCCAGATTCCAAGATTCAAAGTCTTGTGTCCTCGACCAATTAGACGACTCCGGAATGTTAAGCTGCCAAGGATAGATTCGAACTATCAATCTTCTGTTTCAGAGACAGACGAGATTACCCGTTACTCCACTTGGCAATGTGGATGAGAGTTGTCGTTCCCTGCTTCAACAGGACCGATACTAGACCAGTCCCTCCACAGGACGTGCAACTCTGCATCGTGTGCTCGCTACAGGATTCGAACCTGTGACGCCCGGTATGTAACACCGGCGCTCTTGACCGCTGAGCTAAGCAAGCATGTGCCAGTGATAACCGTGCTTCGACCGACCGCCGAAGTTTAGGTCACACCAGTGTTTACGCCCCGTCAGGCAACCCATCTTAAAACCCGCTAAGGTACTCGGACGCTCTTTCGAGGTAGGGACCGAGGTATAGGCCGCTAAACCTATACAGTGTGCAGAATACAAGATTCGAACTTGTGACCCCTTCAATGTCAATGAAGTACTCTTGACCAACTGAGCTAATTCTGCATACCGTCTTATGGTGAGGCTGTGCTGAAGTACCTGCGGTAGTATCAGTTACTCCCAAAAGACAGTGTGGGACATGTAGGATTCGAACCTACGACTCCCAAGGTATAAGCTTGGTGTTCTTGACCGCTGAACTAATGTCCCGTATTGATACCGGTGCGGGAATTGCACCCGCTCAACTGCTAAACGACCTTGGTTTAAAGCAGAGATAAAATCGCAATTTTACCCTAAGGCCCGGTCTAGTAAGGTATGGCTTGTTGGCAACTTAGCTGCACGGTCACTTAGAGCATCCTCCATTGTGCAGAACCGGTGACTGCTCTTCCTTTGTCACCATATACCTTGAGGGAGTAACCAGATTCGAACTGGCCCTTTCACTTTGGAAGAGTGATATGCTAGACCTCTAACATTATACTCCCGACTGCTCCTAAGGAAGGATTCGAACCTTCAGTCTTGCGGTTAACAGCCGCTTGCATTTGCCCATTATGCTACTTAGGAATGTGATTGTTAGTACATTATACCACGTTTTCGTGTATTTGTACATACTTTTTCACCAATCACTTTTTGCGCCACCTCCACTAAATTTGCCGCCACTGAATCCGTCGAATACTTTCTTTGCAGTACTCAATGAATCGAATACATCTATAGAACTGCCAAGATCAAAGTCACTTCCGTCTCCGTCATCTGTGTTGTCCATCTTTTCTTGAACAGCTTCTTTGAGGCCTTCAATACACATTCCTGCTAAGATGAGAATATGTGTATCATCAAACTCTTCACTATGCCAGTCCTGAAAGTGTTCTACAAGATCTTCAGCATTAAAGATGTGTCTATGACAAATAAAACATGATGCATCTAACATATTACCATCCTCCTGAGGCTCCGCCTCCGCTAAAGCTTCCACCTGAGAAGCCGTCAAAGCTGCTTCCACTGTCAGATGAATCGCTACTGCTAAAACTTGTAAACGATCCTCCAGAGAATCCACCTCCACCACTGTCAAAAGATGTTGTGCCTCCTGAACCATCATCTAGGATAGCTCCTAGTATGCCCAAAATCACAAAAACTATGATTATAATAACCATCCACCCCCAGAATCCGATGCCTTTTTTGGGACTCTGTGTGGTCTCCTGCTCAGCAACTGTTGCCGATTCTGATGAGTTTATTATTCGGAGAACCTCATCTACACCTTTTTCAACACCAGCATCATAATTTTCTGCTTTGAACTCTGGTCTGATGACATCATCTAAAATGCGCTTTGCTTTGACATCTGTAAGCTTTCCTTCAAGTCCTTGACCGACTTCTATGCGCATTTTTCTATTTTCCATTGCAAACAACATAATGACACCGTTGTCTGCCTCTTCCGTTCCAGGCTTCCATTCATCAGCCAAAGCAATTCCGTACTCTTCTATTGATGCATCTCCGAGATTCTTAATCGTAACGACTGCCACTTCGTTTGTGGTCATCTTCTTTGTGTAGTCGAGTTTCTCATTGATGCGATCTTCTGCTTCTTGACTAATGACATTTGCAAAGTCACTGACATACGCTTTTGGGTTTGGAAGTCCAGTTGAGAACTTTGCGAAAGCTGTTGTAACAGACAAAGCAAAGAGGGCAACTAAGACTATGATTTTCTTCATAGGTGCTCCTTATTTATCTTTGAATGTGCCGTGCTCTTTTGTTGCTTTGGCTTTGATATTAGCTCTCTTTTTCTGATGTGTTGTTGCATCATTTGTACCATTAAATGACCAAGTCACATTCTCCCAAGCGCTTATTCTCCAAATGTCGTCAATTACTGTAATGACCAGTTTGACAAATCGTACAATGCGATTTATATTCATACCTTCTCCTTTTCAAAAATTATAATGTTTGTTCTATACTCCGACTCAACAGAGTGAAGCCGCCATCCTTCGGCGGCCCACTCGTTAAGGAGATCTTCAAGGACATATTCATCTTCCATGATAATAACCTTGTAGACCATCATATTAAGCCTTTGTTGTGGTTGGCTTTGCTAATGCTTTTGCACCTGCTTCAACTGCTTTTGGTAAGTCAATACCTGATACAGATTGAAGAGCTTTCACCATTGCGCCAATTCCTGCACCTTCTTCTGCTCCGAAGCCCATAAACTTCATGTCTGGTGTAACCACATTGACATTAGCTTTTTCTACTGCAGCAGCCATTGAGGTGAACTTGACTTTGATGACTTCAGCAGCAAGTTTAGCCAACTCAATATCTTTGGACACATCTGTGAATTTCTTCTGAGCCTCAGCTTTCTTTTCAGTAGCATCAGCTTCAGCAGTACCAGTTTGACGAATGACTTCTGCTTCAGCAGTACCAGTCTTTGTCTTAGCTTCTGCTTGTGCTTCTGCCTCAAGCTTAACAGCCTCTGCTTTACCTGTTGCCTCTTCAATTGTAGCGTCTTTCTCACCTTCTGCTTTCTTCTTCAAAGCCAAAGCAGTGTATTCAGCTTCACCAAGAACTTTGGTCTTTTGCGCCAAAACTTCTTGAGTGTTTGCTTTTTCAGCAGCCTTTGCAACTTCAAGTCTTGAAGCTTCTTTACGTTCACCAACTGTTTGCTCTTTCTCAATGGTACGCAACTCAATTACTTGATCAGCATCGATATTTGCTTGTTCAGCAGTTTTCTTTGCTACTGCTTCTTTAACTTGAGCAAGTTGATCTTGTTCTGCAACTTTAATACGAGTCAAAGAACTGATCTCTGCTTGGCTTCGTGCTTCGTAATCTTTAATGACACTGCTGTTTGGAACATCAGTAAAGTCAATGATTTCGAGTTTCACTAATTGGACACCCCACTCATCAAGATCACCGTTGACCACTGATTTGAGAGTCTCACTGAATGTTTTGCGGTCACGCATCAATTCAAGAATCTCTTGTTTCATTGCAGCGTCTCTTGCTACACCTTGAACTTGAGCATTGAGTGTTTCTCGAATAGACTGCATGATGTTGCCATCTTCATCTACATCAAGCTTTTCTGCTGCAAGTTGAGGATCTGTGATCTTAAACCAACATGTGATGTCACAGTTGAATGGTGCCACATTCTTGTCTCTTAGAACGATATCATTAATCTCATGCTTTACGTTCTCAAGAGATACGATGATACGTCTCATTAAAAGACCGATGTACCAATAAGCACTTGCCGATCCTTCTTTTGATGGGTGATAAACTTTGCGTCCTCTCCCCATTGTTACTACTACGTGTGCCTTATTGGGCTCCACAACTACGTAGCTAATCATATTTTGCTCCTTTTATTTTGTTAATCGTGTTTTGACTTCTTCTGCTTTTGTTACTCCAATGTCATATCAATCTCTGGAGCTTTTTCATCTTCAGGAGACTGAACTGCGAAGTAATCTTTCTTCTCGAAGTCAAAGAAGTTAGCAATAAGATTGCCAGGGAACTTCATGAGAGAGTTATTGTATTTCTCAACTTCCTCATTATATCTCTGACGTGCCACACTAATTCTGTTCTCACTACCATCAAGATTCGTATTCAAATCTTTGACAATATCTAGAGCAGCTAGTTGTGGATATTGCTGCGCAACAACCATGTAACCGCGGAGAGCTGTTCCTAAACCGTTGTATGCATCGAGCTGTTCGCTAGATCCTTGAGGTGCTCTCGTAAAAGCTGCTTGAGCTTTTGAGATGTCTTCAAAGACTGCCTGTTCATGCTTCATGGCGCCTTTAGTGGTTGCCACTAAGTTTGGAATAAGATCTGCTCTTCGTTGCAGTTGAGCCTGGATATCACTATATTGTCTGTCTACAGCGCTTCGTTGAGTGACCAACGAGTTGTATGTTCCTTTTATGGATCCGAACATCCATAGTCCGAAAACACCAAAGATCGCTAAGACTATTAGCAATGCTTTCATAAAGCTCCTTTCAGCTTTAAATAATAATAGATGAAGAACAAGAAGGCGAATGTCACTGTAAGAAAATACAGTTCAATTTGCTCCTTGTTGTACATAGAAGTTAATTCTATCACGTTTTCGAATAAAAAGAAATACTGAAAATTATTTGGAAATGTTGTTAGCTACACCTTCAATGACTCCCATAGTTATCGAGCCATTTAGCAGCTTTTCTCTAGCCATCGCCATCCAGTAGATTACGTTGAGTTCCCAACTGAAGTCGTCTCCTCGATAATCTTTTGGTTTGTACGCAATCATTTTATCTTGAAGCGCAAAGAGATGTGTGTCTAGTTCCATACGTTTATTATACTACTAATGGCGCCTAAGTTTAGCCCAGACTAATCCAGACATACTTTTAGCGCCATAAGCAGTGATTTAGTGTCATGTATAAGCTAGTACAAGGAGGTTACACATGCGACTAAATCTATTCTAACATGTGCAAATCATTTTGTACATCAGATCTTCTCGAGATCTTCTACATAATCTGTTTGAACGAACGTTTCATCTGGCAGAATAACCGCTGTCAAACGTCCAGTATTGTGCATCATAGTATCGATACCAATCTTGTTTTTGCGCACAATTGGAGAGAGAAAGCCTGGGTTGTATCTACCGTCATTGATCGTATGACCAAAGATTATTTTCTTGCCCCAATCATATTTTGACAAGATGAACTCATCTCTTATCCAGATCATATCGTATCTTGAAGTGGTCTCTTTGTTCTCTTCAATCGACTTATTAGGATATATACCTCCATGCACAAAGAAGTACTTCTCTGTGTCATAGAATGACTCGAGTGTAGCTAAGAATCTCACATACTCTTCGGTAATTACATTCTTAGGGCTAATAAGAGATCTTTCATACGGCTCAAGATCCATGTCTCTTACAAACGAATCAACAGTTTCTCTTCCGCCTTGCTGATACCAAAGATCAAAGCTACCGTATATAGGGTGATGCGGTCTAAGTGCATCTAACAATAGATCTTCGTGATTGCCATACAGAAAGTGATAGTTCTTTTTTGTGGCTTTAAGCTCAATAAGAAAATCAAGAACTTTCTTTACATCTGGTCCGCCATCAACATAGTCTCCAAGAAAGACAAACTCATCTTTATCAAAGTCTACACCCTCAGCTTCTAACTTTTCCCAAAGCTCCATGAGCTGATCAAAATGACCATGGATGTCACCAATCGCTATTATTTTGTTCATATTTGTACATTTTATCAAAGTTTCACAACATTTTACATCCTCATTTCCCTATTTACAAATAGAACAATGTGAGTTATATTACACTTGTTAACCGAATACAGCCGAAGGAGGCAAATATGTACAAAAAAGTAAAACTTGAGGACCGTAAGAAATGGCGACTCATAAAAATGACTCCAAAGTATTGTGTTGGACAAAAAGTTTATGCAATGCTTAACAACAAGAGAATTGAATTCATCTCTGGTCACATTGTTGAAGTTGCAATTTGTTATGATGGCTTTGCTAACAAGGCAGTTATTAGATACAGACTCTTTGAGCACAACGAATTCTTGTCAGAAGAAGCTTACACATGGGAAACAAAAGAATTGGCAGCATCATACTTAAAGAAAGTTGCTAAAGAAGAATTGGCTAAGATTTGATATAGTCTGTACTATTTACAAACCTTTTTCCGTGTGATATACTATATTCAATATAAACAAGGAGGCCAACATGAAAAAGTATGCATTCAGAATCTACGATCTCAGTAAGGATTCAGATATTATTGTAAGTGTATCAACCTTAGAAGAAGCACAGAAAATGAGAGATCAGCTTATTAAAGACAACCCTACTAAAAAGTACAGAATACAAAAAACAGAAGTTTAAAGGAGAACATCATGATAGTCCATATCGATCTTATAGAAGTTACAGATGATTTGATAAACAAATATAAGTTTCAGGTGTTAAAAGATCCACTAATTGGATTACCGTATGCATACGTCTTAGATATTGATGAAGATGTATTAGAAGCATTTCTAAATGAGACATACGGTGAAGATCAATGGACAATAGAAATGCGCAATGGTGAAGCGCATATATACACATAAGGAAATTGTATGAAAAGCAAAAATCAAAATGCACTTATAGAAGAACTTGACACATTTAATGAACCTGATGAAGAATCATTCAGAAAACTTGCTAAAAAATATGATGCCACATATCAAACTGTTGTAAATCTGTGGTATGAAATGAACGGATATAGTAATTAGCTGTTTACAAACCGTATTCAGTGTGTTATAATCACTTACAGGAGGAACAACAAATGACAGATGAACAAGCAAGACAACAAATTGCAGAGGCACTAAAATACTTTGTCGGAAGATATGGCAAAGATGAAACAATTGTAATGTGCCGCACAACAATCGTAACTTTGTTTGGTAAATCAAATCTCGTCATAGTTGATAAATCAGAAGCTTCTCCAGAATTCACAACATACGGCCATTCATCAAGATGGCACAAAAAGAAGAAAACTATATGACAGACATTCCACAAAACTCACCAGTAATTACCCTCAAGGCATGTAATGCAGATGGAGCATTTGAATTGATCAATGATCTTCAAGATGTTCTTGACAAGCATGAATGTATTACTGAACTTGGTATGGGAAAGATGGAGAATGGACAATACGTTGTTTATCTCACTTCTTTTGAGCTTAACAAGAAAGTTGCTAAAATCGAATCAGAAATTAAAGTAGCAACAGGAGCATAGCATGAAAACAATCATAGTTCAGCTAGAATACGGTGTACCAGACGATTTTGATAAAAAACTCGTTTTATCAGAACATGTGTATAACAGAGTGATCACAGACCTTGAAGAACTTGATGATGAATGCGGATTTGAAACACCCTTACCATCTATAACTGTAAAGGAGATTGCATGAGAAAGCTTTGGGCCATGGTCTTTTTCATCGTAGGTCTGTTTACACTTCCATTCGGAGTGTTTTTCTGGATCCTCGGTGTTATGATCTTAAACGGTGGCAACAAAACTATCATTGTCCACAAAGACAAATAGTTATAATCCGAATATCCAAGCGTTTTGTGGCTTTTCTTCACAAGCCCACCATGTTACACCTGCAACAGCGTCTGCTACGTCTTTGCTTCCACCAGGAGGGTGGTCAATCTTCGCTCCATTTAAGAATTGCAATTTAATCAACTCCTCGCATAGAATCGGATTGTTTGGCCACTTGATCAAGTTATTGTAGATCAAAGCTCTCAAATTGCGATACATTTCTAACTGCTGACCTCTAGAGAATGACATGTCTTCTGCTGGTATTCCATTATTGATCAATTCTTGAATCGTGCTTGCACTATTCCATTTGTCGAATGTGACCTTTTTGATATTGAAATACGTACTCAATTGGATAATGACATCCTTTACATTAAGAACGTCAACCGGTTTTGATTGCTGAGGGACCCATCTGAGCACCAAGTCAATTTGCACTCTTGGCAAAATAACTACAACTTCGTCCTTCTTAACTTCCGCTTCTTCTCCCTCAACAACATGTCCCATACATAATACGAAACTGTCTGACATAAGACCTGGGTCGCAATGAATGTAATATGTGTTTGTAAAGTCTTTCTTGAGAATATCTGTTGATAGAGCTGTGTACTGTCTCTCTCCATCCATTGTACTGCGCAAAGTAGTAGTCTGCTCAACAAAGGCAATAGGTTCTATCTCTGTATCACACTCGAACACTTTGTCTGGCAGTGAGAAGAACGCATCTGTAATAGCTGGCGGAATACACTCATACTTAGTGCGAGCATCTTCTGGATCTGTTCTATAGTCGTCATCGAAATCTTCTCTTGTACGAATTGGATGAATCTCCCATGTTGCGCCCTTATCACCATAGATGTGTGGCTGAGTCGCTGACTGTTCATACATTCTAAGTGTAAAGTCACCTTGATAACGAGGGTAAGAAATTACCAACCCAAGCCATTGGCGACCAAAACGTGAAGTTGCTGATGATTTGAGAGTTGCATAAATGTTGTCTGCGTTTGCTCTCTTTGTTTTGTCTCTAAATGCTGAAGCTTCGTCCATAACCCACATGAGAACGTTAAAACCTTCATACGATTCATTTTCTGAGTGACGACTGTGAAGACGTACTTGATTCGGAAACTCAATCTTGTCCTCAATAATATGTGGATCAAAACGGTTGAACATTGGCTTGTCAATACGCTGCTTAAGTTTTGAGAAGAAGACAAGATTAGCCTGTGAAGCTGAATAAGCAACGTTGATAACGTCTAAAGGCTCTCCTGGAGCAATACCCAAAAACTTTTGTGGACTCTTCATACAACAAAGCACATAGGCTAAGTATGAAATAACCACAGAAGTGACATAGTCTTTTCCGCTTCCCTTGCCCCAAAGCAAGACAGCTGTTGTGACACCGTTCTCTCTTCTAAAGATTTTCTTTGGATCTTCACCAATGAGATTGACAATAGCTGCTCTTTGTCGCGGTGAGAATGGTGGCAGATCTTGAAACAGTGGACTAGTTACATAAGTGTCCAAATCAACTGGTTCTTCTTTCCATTCTGGATCGCCCTCTATTACTTCGTCAAACTCATTAAGAAAGATGTCTAATAACGCATTTTCTGTATTCTGTTGTGACATATTATTCTTGACTCACTATTTCTCCATCGATGACTGTGTTCTCATCTATCTCGATTGCACCACCCTTAGAACCAAGCGGCTCTTGCCCTTGCATTTCTAGCTTGATACGATCTCTGATTCGTGCGAATTGTTCTCTTGGAAGTTCGCTTTCCAAGATACCGATGATTTTTTTGATAAGACCAGAGAACATTACCACATTGATACGTGTTCCTGATTGTAATTCACCTGTAAGCTTTGCTCCAAGCTCAAGTGTTTGTCTTAGTTCACCAAGCATCATGACAAAAGGAATTGCTTTTTTAGCATCTAAATGAGCACTCTCATTTTCCAGTTGTGTGACTAGCTTCTCAACTCTAACAAACAGTTCTTCTGCCTTTTTTGTATACCCTGTTGTGTATTCCATAATTTTTCTTTCAAGTTTTGGGACATATTTCATGTTCTTGCCAGTCAACACGACTGCAGTTGTAAGATCACGCTTTACAAGAACTTGATTGATGCCCATCATATCAGCAATGTCTTTTGCAGACTTGCCGTGGCTGTAGTGATACATTACCTTACGAATGCGCTTCAATCTCTTTTCTGAGATAGTAGACAAATTCTGATTGACATGAGATGCGTATGGGAGTTTCTTAAATCCAACAGTCTGCCATTGGTATCTCTCGTCCTCTTGATTTGTTACCTTTTGAGGCTTAGCATATTTACGATTCGGCAGTTTCTTTTTTACTTCTTCCATATTTTTTCTTTGTTCTCTTACTTAATTTATCATTGACGCGTTTGTAAAACTTTTTGCGCCCTTCTTTTGGTGTGATTCCTGATGCCACACACATTGATTCAAAGAGTGGGTGTGAATCAATAAACTCTCTTGATTCTTGCGCAAGCTTTTTGTCTGGTTTAATACTATCCCAGATCTTTTTGATCTTTTCAGCAGCTTTAATTTCTTTGAGTCTGTAATTGACAATACAAAATTCACTGTCTTGGATCAACGCTTGAAGTAAGCGAATTTCACCATCTGTGACTTCTTCATCTTTTACATTGCCTAAGCTCTTGTGGAATTTTGTTGGATTCTCATTCATATTGCTCCGTTAACTTGTCTCTATTTGGGATGGCAGCATTCCTAATGCCGCGACACCAATTGCCAATGCATCTGAGGCATTGTCATCTTCTATTTCTAAAAAGGGGAAGAGTATTTTTGTTGCTTGTGATACAGCAATCTTGCTAGCGTCTCGGCTAGTCACATGACCAGCGCCCACTGCTTTCTTTGCTGACATTGTATGGATCTCTAAAATTGTCTGGCTGGTGTATGATTTTAACACACACAAAGCACAGATCATTCCAAAGATCTGTCCCATCTTCAACGACGTCGACTTACTGAATCCTAAATAAGGAGTCTCGATAGCGATATAGTCAGGTTTGTTTTCATCTATTAGTCCTCCGGCCTCATGTAATAGATTTGCCATCCTGTCTAGAAGCGTTGCACCCTTTGGCTTTATTGTCTTGCACCATTGTGGTGTTGCTCCTATGAAAAATGCAAATCCTGCTGCCGATGAAGAAGGGTCTATTGCTAGAATCCTCTTCATATAAGCACTATTATATCTCAATCTGAGGAGATTGTAAACAACTAATCCAAATAGAAGAAATTAAACGAGAAACTGCTCGTAAACTGATCGTGATTGAATGCCTACTTTTCGAGCAATTTCCTCACCGTTTTTGAAGATCAAAACTGTAGGGACAGACATAACTCCATGCTGTGCCACATAATCTTGTTGTTCTTCAATGTTGACGTCAATGAATTCTACATCCTTGAAGTCTTCTTTGAGTTGATCTATAACGTTTTTGAGAATCTTGCAGGGTCCACACCAATCTGCATAAAACTTAAGTACTTGAATCATATTTTTCCTTTTGCGCCCTTGAAGGGATTCGAACCCTCGGTCTTCTCCGTGACAGGGAGACGCTTTTAACCACTAAGCTACAAGAGCATTTAGAGTAGAGCCGGATTGCCAACACCATTCAGTTGTCATAACAATTAAGCTGATTGCAGCACCCTTACGGGCAAGGTAGCCACGGCTCATGATTTTGCAGTCTTAACCAGACCGGGATACGGGCTGCAAATCATTTACTCTGCGGAAGCGGTGGGATTCGGACCCACGAACCCTTTCAGATCTCCGGGTTTCAAAGCCGGTGCATTCGTCCACTATGCTACGCTTCCACTATTTTTTAAGAATCTTTGTTATGAGGTGCATAATTGCCACAATAATTGCGACAACTATTGCTATCTTTACGACTATTATAACAAGTGCTATGATAAGTCCAAACACCAAAACGAACATTATCACAAACGGTATCAGAAATATCACAAAGATCGGCATCAAAATGATAGCAAGTGGTAATGTCACTAAAAAGACAAAGATACTCCACGTTACTTCTATGAGCCAGCTTGCGAATTGTCCAAAGATTTTCATGAGTTTATTATATCATGTATTCGATGTGTGTAAATAGGCTCTATTTATGGGATCACTAGTGACACTGAGTAGGCTTCTGTTATGTGAGCCTTATAGATACACCATTCACTTAAATAGGACAAGCCCCACTCGCACATTTTAGTGATTCTAAGTCAATATCTTCAATCAAAGTAGAATCTTTGATGTTTTCTGCAATTCTTATGAACTCATCAATTGTGACTGGTTCTTCTGGCTGATACTCATAAGCAGTAGCATCACCTTGTGGCATAACACTGCAACATCTAACTTGTGATTGATACTTCGTAATCATTTCAGCAAAGTCTTCAAAAGAGACTTTATCTGCCACATACTTTAATGTGTAAGAAACTTGATTCCCTGTTGCGCCTATCCAATACTTCTCTAAAAGCATAAGATACTTGTACTGCTCTTCTGGAGTAGCTTCACCGGCTGTGACTAATCTGTCACCCATACCAAGTTTACAAATTTCTGGCTGAGTTGGGAAGCCAACTGCTGTTGAGCCGTGATAGACTTTAAGCTTTTTGATTGGGTAACCGAGATCTTCATATTTTTTGACAAGAGGATCATCATTACGGAATTGCACCCAGCGAATGTATTCTTTCATTGAAGGCAAATGAGCACCTTCTGTCAAACCAAAAAGCTTGCTTGTGGTCCCTGCAGGCTTGATTGTTGTGTCTGTATGAGGCACATTGACTCCGAGCACTTCTGCATACTTTTTAGCTTCATCTTTGACCGCATCACTAAATCTTTTCATTGTTGCCCAAAAATCAGCACTCTTTGATTCATCAATCATGTCTCTAAAGCCCAAGCCAAAGAACTTCCATGCAAATTCATGAAGTCCTGTGATTCCTACACCAATTCTATTTGTGCGAGTTACTTCTTTAGCATACAAACTATCCATTGTGTTGACACGCATTAAAGCTCTTGTAGCAACTCTAAATGCCTCTTCTGCATGATCAAGATTGTCTGCATAGTAAGGAACGACATCTGCAATAACACAGTAACCGCCAAGTGCATGTAAACTAATCTCTCCACATGGATTTGTGATTTGACTGTATTCTTTTGTGCTTGCAACCTTTAATAGGTGTGCCATGAGCTTTTTAGTAGGTTCTTCTAGTTGATATTTCTTTGAACCAACAAAATCACCTGTAGCGAATTCATCTAAACCTTCATTGTTCTGCACAAGCTTATCTTGATTGATGAATCCTGGCTCTCCAGTTCCGTCATTATAAGCAGCTTCTAGTGCTGCCTTAAGAACAGCTTGAGCATGTGGTGATTCTTGCTTCCAAAACTCTTCATCAACTGTTATTGAATTGTTTGAGCTCCAAAGAAAGCCGCCTCTCTTGATGTTGATAAAATCAATGACATCTTCATCTTTCCAGTATTTAGTACTCATACGAGCACTTCGTCTTGCGCCACCTACAAGAACACACTCTGCCAAATAGTGATCTACCCACATTGCTTGCTCCCATGGCTTTAATCCACTGCCTTTGATAGAGAGAACATTTTGAATTGCGCGCATTGTAGGTCTTGGACCTGATGCTGGTCTATCTTGCATTCCTCCGATAGGAGTACCTGCTGCACGGACATTAGAGAAGTCAAAAACAAAAACTCTGTCTTTGTGAATCTTTTCGTAAGCCAATGTTTCTAAGATCTCGACTACTTTTGCCCATCCTTCACGACTATCATCTACCATGTGCCATTCAGCATTCTTATATTTGCGTCGTGCTTCTTCTGCGCTTTGATCTTCACCAAACTTAAAGTCTGGGTGCTTATCAGAGAGAACCGCGTGAGAAACTGGAGTGAAGTCCCAGTTTACAACGCCGAGATCTGAATCGTAAGCTCTGCCTACTCCACTACCGTTTAAGAGCAAATAGAATAGTAAGAAGCTGCTCGCAGCGGTGCTGCAGTTTGTGAACACTTCCATGTTGCGTGTATGCTGATCTTTATCTCCGTGCTGAAGATGTCTACCGCTCATCAACAAACTTGCATTTGTTATGTGCCCATATAGTTTTTGATACTCTTCTTCGTTGTAGTCTAACAGTGACACATTACCTAGCGCAACTCGCTTAGCAACATCATCCCATGTCTCGAGAACTCCGTCAATAGTGCGCAGTACTGTTCTTTTGGCGACTGCTTCGCCCATGCCTTTTGCAAGTTGTCTTCCCATAATAATGTCCTTAGAGACTACGAAAGCCAGTCTTACTGGCAGCCGTAGTTTGAATAACTGATTTTTAGATTTTCAGAAAAGAGACGTCATACTCAAATTCATAGTGATTGAGTACATCTCCGAGACCAGCTGTCTCTGCTGAAGAGTAGAAGGTATATCCATTATAGAGTTGTCGAAGTGTCCTTAGATGTTTATCTAGTGACTCTGAGACGAACAATACAATTGGACGATAGTCTACACCATGCTTAATACATTGATCTTCGAAATCTTCTAATCCGTTGACTAATGTATCAAAGTAATCCCACCCCTGGCGCTCCGTAACTATAATCATATCACATTCTGCAACATTTTTACCCATTGCTTTTGCGGATGTGAAAAATTCGTGAGTTTCTTTGCCGTTTTCCTGATATTGTTTGGTTTCGTTTCCTACGCCATACAAAAGTATTTTCATAAGCTCCTTTTAGATTCCTGATATAGATATATTCTATCACGCTTTCAACATTTTTGAAATATGTCTAACGGGTACTAACCGTATCAAATAGACTTAGTTGATCGTGTTCTTCTTCAACACCTGGTGGTGCCGTATATCCTTCTTCACGCAGTATTGCTTTGTCGTGATCACTTAATCTGTTCCAAATAGATCTAAGAGCCCATTCGTTGTGGCCTCTATGTAATCCATTCTCTCCAGCTCTTTTAACGTGATCTTTGTAGTGTTCTCTTCTTGTAAGAGTTACACCGTTTTCTACAGTATCGTAGTTCGGATTCTTTTTGTTGTGATCTATGTGGGCAGCTTCAAGATGCTGTCGTGCACCTGATTCTACACTTCTATATCTATCTCTTTTAAGTATCGCTTCTCGTACTGTATCTGAGAAAGCTCCTGTTGCTATGATAGATAGCAGCCAAGTGACAGCCGCATATCCTCCTAGTGTTTCAAGCTTTCTTAATGTTTCACGGTCCATGGCATTCTCCTATATTTTGCCAAAGGCCGATTCATACCACTTGTAGAATGCTTTATCTCCTCCCATTTGCGCCCACATATTTTTGCTTACTGCTCTTCCTTCTTCATACGATTCGAATCCGCTTGTTACTGCAAACGGATATTTAAGATCATTACGAACTGCCTTCATGAAGATAGCGTCACCAAAGTTTATATCCATGCATTGTGAAACATTTTGAGCAAGACGCCAAAAGAAAAAGAGATCCGCCGGCATCTCTTCAATGCCCTCTTTTTTCATCTGCTCCTGATAACGAATCATTAAATAACCGATGTCACCAATCTCACTTGCAATTTCCCATCTATCTAATTGATCAGGCCAGAAAGCCTGCTCTAGTTCATGAAATTCTTCCCTTAAATAGTTCCCTACGAATGACGAGTCTTGAGTATCCCAGTGCTTGCGCTTTGCATTTTGTTCTACGACTATGGGTCGTACAGCTTCTAATGAGTACATGAATCTCCTTTGTTGGTAGTATGTCTATTGTAAAAAACAATAACACACAAACTGTGAAAAGTTAGGACACACGAGTATTAGTCAAGAATTCGCGCAATTGATCGTTACAATCCGCATGCTTTGGATCTATGAGAATGTATGTTCCCGGTCTACCGAATGGATAAGGCTGTTGCACGCCGTCATATTGGCACGGAGTATCATGTTGCTGACTGTCTCTGATCATGCGCAATTTCTTACCGCTAATCATTGACATCCAATAGATTTTTCTGTTCTCCATGTCTACTAACGAGTAGATGTAAAGGTCAGACTCTAGCTTGACAGCCAAAGAACACGGAAGATTGAATCTCTCTGTGGTAACGATTGGACCATACACCGGGTTGTCATTAAAGAGTGATGATTTGATGTTGATCTTCAAATTACCGTTGAATTGATGGAGAATGAAATCGCTTGTTGCGAATAGCATTTCATCATCTTCTATATTTCGTCCTGTCCATGTGAATGGAGTTTTGAGATTCTCTAGACAGAATCTGTTAAACATTATCTCTGAAATGTTTCCGCAGTGCGCATCTTCTATTTTCTGCTCTTTGCTTCTTCTATCTTTTCTATTTGTTATTTCTGCTATTTCGACTTGTTTCTGAGCTCGTATATACGCTTCTTCAAAAACTTCTTGATCAAACAAAAACTGCTGGATCATCATATTCTTCTCCTTCTTGTGGGATGATTCGCTTCGGTCCGTTGTATGCACTCTTCATGAGCTCTTTATAAACTTTACGTACCTCCCTATGTGTTTTGTAAATTGTTTTCGAGTCTATATCACCAAACCCGTTCTCTTCCATGTACTTTTGTACTTTCTCTTTTACTCTTTGTCGATGATACTTGAATTTTGCAAAATGAACTGTCGCATTCTTGTCATGCATCTCTTTAATCATGTCTGGTGAGACATCGGTCAAAGAAAATGTGGCAAAGACTTTGTGGTGCGCATTTCTAAATGCTGTCAACACCCTACCGAATTTCGCTCCTTTTGTGAGCAGAAATGCAGCCTCATAGAGGTCGGCAACAACAAGCTCTGTATTTTGCATAGCATGGTCATCAATTTATTTAGTAAAAAGGGCACTGAACAAGCGACTAATCGTCGTTTTGAACAATGCCCAGAACGTGAGGGGGAAGGACTCCTTCGAAGATTGACTTCTGTCCAGGACGTGGTGGTCTATACCCGCCTGATGTCATTCCTGTAGGGTCCATGACTTGAGGTTGATCAACACCCGCCATGACTGTGCCTGGGGGTGGACCTGGATCTTCTTCTTTTGCAGCAGTTGTAACTTGAGCAGGTGCTGCTTTAGGTTGTGCGTTGTCTCCAGGTAACCAATCAACTTCGGTAACTATCTTTTGATTTGTATATTGAGCGCCATGTTGTATAAGATAGAGAACCGCATTCTTTAGTTGCTCATGTTCTCTGATGTCAAATTTAGGCTCATCTTCTGTCCATAAGATAGTTATATAAGTCATTGTTCGCTCCTTGTATTCTTAGTCTGGTGAGAGGAGATTCTCTTAATCCAGTGATCAAGCTGGACTGTTACTCCTAATCAGTCGTCAAGTAGAGTCATGTATAAGTACTGAAGCCGGCCCTATGCACACTCAGTGCGGTACCGCCATGTTAAGCCCTTGACAAAGCTTTATTACATGAACTCACCAGAGTCGGGATGACAGGGCTCGAACCTGCGACCTCGTGATCCCAAATCACGCGTTCTTGACCATCTGAACTACATCCCGTAGTTTTTCAAATATGTGAAGTATTTGTAAGATTTATTATAACACGTTTTAGGAGAAAAAGAAATAAGAAAGCCCTCTTTCGAGGGCCTTCCTAAACATTATTCAGCTAATATTCAGCTTAATATCTGAACATTGTCCAGCCAGCTGTTGGACCGTCTACCAAAGGTAGAGTAAGTGGTCCACCTGCACATCCGTTTGCTTGTTGAAGAGCAAATGTGATGTCCTTGTTTCCAAGGTGGTCAATAACTGCATAGCCGTCATTATCTATATCTGCAAGTGAATACTGCCATGATGGCGAGTTATTCTGCTTGTAGTAGATATGAGCTTTGTCACCCTCAGTTGGATGCCATTTAGCTATTGCTGTTCCACCTTTGCGCAAGATATGGAAGTTTGCTCCAATCTTGACTGGTGGAGTCAATCCACATTGTGGTGCTACCGGCATTTGAGGTGCTGGTACATGTGGGTTTGGATCACCGCAATTCTGCGTACATGGAGCCGGTGTAGGGCTTGGTGTTGCAGTTGGCTCCACTGTTGGCTCAGGAGTTGGTGATGGTGAAGGACTTGGAGTCGGTGTTGGACTCGGTTCTACTGTTGGTTCAGGCGTTGGGCTAGGAGTCGGTGTCGGTGTAGGACTTGGACTCGGAGTAGCCGTTGGGCTTGGACTTGGAGTAGGGGTTGGTGTCGGACTAGGACTCGGTGATGGAGTCGGAGTGGGACAAAGAGATGGAGTGAATGTCCATACATCTTGCGCAACCGGTGTATCCTGACTTTGTCCTTCAATGTCAGGGAATGAGCTACTATACAAACGTGCAGTAATAGTATATGAACCTGTTGATGCAAACGGACGTGTGAAATCCCATGTGCTTGGTTCACTTTGACTATTGACTACAGTTTGTGTATTGTCTGGACCTGGTGGATTGAAGTACACTATTAAGCGTGTGCTTGAATCTCCATTGTACGAAGCAGTACCTGAAATAGTTTTCGACTGGTTTTGTGATTCTAAACAAGAGATACTCTCATTTATGCTCACATTATAGCCGGTCGTAGCTCGTACGATGCCTAATGGCGGTTTGAGGAATAGTCCTCCAACTAGAGCGATTGTAAGTAGCGCTCCGCATACTAGTAGTTTCTTCATACGAAAAAGCCTCCTATGCTTTATAATAGTTTTCATCATATCATTATTCGGGGAAATTGTAAATAGGGAAGACATGTATTGTTGCGGGGAACAGATTCGAACTGTTTCTAGAGGATTATGAGACCTCTGTGCGTAACCATTACACTACCCCACAAAGTTTAGAATGGTGGGAGAGACTCAATAACTCAGAAGACTTCTCTCCCTCCTTATTGCTTTAACTCTCCAAGTATTGAATCCTCCGCATTATTATATTGCAAATAATTGGACTCACAACTTCCTTCATTCTTGCGAAAGTCAGGCGACATTTTGATTATTATTGCCGTCCAACTACTTCTCTCGAAGCTTCCGGAATGCTTTAACCATGCGTAGCAGTTTGTTCAGCCACACCGATTCTGCGAGGACACTTGGATTCGAACCAAGACAAACAGTTTTGGAGACTGTCGTGCTTAACCGTTGACACTATGCCCTCATCCGAGCAGCGGAGGGAGAACCATTAAGAAACTCCTTTTGACTGAAGCAACGACTTTTCAGGGTTGTAAGCTTCTGCTGTTTTGTCTCCTATATAACGGACGGTAGCAAGCTACCAAGAGACTAGGATGCGGTCCTGCTGTTTTATGTTTTCCGCTGACTGTGGACCTTAGGAGAATCGAACTCCTATTCGATGCTTGCAAAGCAACCGTAATTGACCATTATACTAAAGGCCCATGAACCCTACTGAAAGTAGGTGATCATTGTGGATCTGAGGGGGAATGACCCCCTGTCCAGTGAAAGTAAATAACATCGTCTACATGTTTAATTGGGGATGCTGTTGGCTCCCTCCACCACTGCTATTTTACTTCTACAGTTGAAGTTTGCTTAGATGTTTTTCTTGCTTAAGCGAAGGCAATAGTTGCTGGGGTTGATACCTCAAACAAACTTGCAACGAAGTTCTTTGCTTGAGATAGCTTAGTGTTTACGTAAGCAATGACATTTTGAATGACATTTAAAGTTTTGAATCTTTTAGAGTATATTCAAACTCACATGCAGATGTTAAAGATCAGTTCCTGTCGAATCAATACAGACCCTTAAGGTTTTTTCTTATCCATTCTTTGCTCTCCTATAAACATCCAGACAAATGCCAAGACGACTATAAGAAAAACAATTGAACCGATAAGTAGACGGACTGTAATCATAGATAATACTTCCTGTTTCTCGTCTCTACTTTTAGGGTTACCATGTCAGCTTTTAAGGGCTTACACTTTTTCCCGCATAGTACCTTGATATGTCGGACACGAACTATGTTACGGTCACAGAGTTTTCTCAACAAACTGCATGATATGCCGTTTTCTGATATTATTCTGTTTGTCTGTGTATATTATAACAAGTATTCACAGAATTGTAAATACGAATTATGAGGGGATAAAGAGATTCGAACTCTCGACCTGAACATTGGCAATGTTCCGCTCTTGACCAACTGAGCTATATCCCCAACTAAAAGACTATTGTATCAAGTTCTTCAGAGTATTCTGTGTGATTTGACACATGTTGAAGTATGTGTGGCATCAAATCTTTGCTGTATTGCGGTACAAAGAAAGAGTTCTGCAAGCTATTCGCTCTTGGTGCACTTCCATTTGCCATGTTGATAAAGTATAGCGTTGGTGCATAATCAAGAGAAGATAGATACTGTGAGAGCAATAATCCAGCCTCTGTTTCTAATAAGAAGTTTGGCCATGCTCTATCAGCATTAATGAACAAGATATGCTTTGCTTGTGGTCTGTGCTCATTCAAATACTTAAATGGAGCAAGATTATCTACGCTTGCGCCCCTATATCCTTGTGTAAGAAGATCTGAGATGGCCACTGTTGACATTGATTTGTCTAAGCTTATGGATTCTACCTTACGAGTGTATGGGATTATTTCAGCATCTGATGCTTTTTTATACAAAATTGAACACATTGTATTTGCAAGCAACTTAAGGCTCACTTGTCTTGTCATGCTTACTCCAATTGTATGCTCCATTGGAATGCTTTGATTGACAAACATCAAGAACTTGCCATCTATAGGAAGCATGTTAGCGTAAGATATTTCTCCTGCGCCATACAATGCAGCTAAAATCTGATTCTTACAATATGGAAATGAATCAGTTAAAGAGAGATATGTTGTTGGAATGAGCTTAGCTTCTAAGACCTTGTTTTCATCACTCAATGTTTGACATACATGTCTAATACACTCTGCATCATGAGTCATGAGCTCAAAATCATAGAACATCTTGAAGTATCGCACAATCTCTAAAACATTTGAATGGAGACAAGCCCATTTTGCTGCTCTCTTGCCTGGTCTGTTTGCCATGACAAGATCAACAGAGAACGGGATCTCTTCGAGTATCTGTGCTTTGCGCTCATCTTGTGCTAATGTGTATTCAATGTATCGTGTGTATTGAGGAGGGAGATTAGCATCTGTCATGTCACCCTTAATGAGTGCTTTGAACAACGCTTTCTCTTGATCTGTTTCTGGTTTGACATGAGCAAGTTTGATGACATCACTCAATTTGAATGAGTCAGTTCTCTGATCTCTTGAGCTCATATCATGATCTTGAACTCTTGTCCGCTGAGCTGCAAATAGATACTGATCTATAGGAAGTGTCTTGAGCTTTGCTGTTGTAGCTTTTTGAATTACTTTGCCATATCCGCGTAAGTTGTTCGACTTAATGACAGTTGTGAACTCACAAAGATCTTCTTCAGTTACAATAAGTGATTGAAATGCTCTTCTAAACAAGTCTTTAACTTCTATAATCGGATTCATTGAAGCCAAAGCAAGAGCTAAGATTCTATATTGGCGCATTCTCTCTATATGGAGTGTAGTCTTGAGGATTGCAAAAAGATATTCTACGTCTTTCTTTGTACCCAATGCAAATCTGCCAACGATGACCATGTTCTCTGCAAAAGCTCCGTCTTCTCCTTCTCTTCGAACAGGAAGATTCTTTTGCTGCGCATATTTCAGAATATGCATCAAAGTATCTTTTTGTTCTTTAGATTGAGATCGTTGTTTTGCTTTGATACTGTCGTCTATGGTTTCTTTTACACCTGTGTTGACGTCAATAGCAATAACTTTTTTGTTGCGCATATTGTCCTCCAGCAATATACTTATTATATTCAGTTTGTATTCAAAAGTAAATCACTAAAAAAGAGCTTTTTCAATGAGAAGCTTACGAACATCTTGTCTGACATCATAAGTGCTACGTAATTTAAGAAGAGACTGGGTAATGAGATCACCAACTTTAGAGAATGCTTCTTGATCGAAGCCTCGTGTAGTCATTGCTGCTGCACCGAATCGCATACCACTTGGATTTGCTGGTGATGCAGGATCATAAGGAATAGCGTTCTTGTTAGCTGTAATGTTACTCTCATCTAATCTATCTTGTGCCCATTTACCTTCAACTGCATGAGATCGTAGATCAACAAGAAGCAGATGATTGTCTGTTCCGCCTGATACGACTCTCCATCCATTCTTTTGAAGACTCTCACAGAGAGCTTGAGTATTCTTAATGACGTTTCTTTGATAGACTAAGAACTCTGGTTTCAAAGCTTCTCCAAAAGCTACTGCCTTTGCAAGAATTACATGCATGAGTGGACCGCCTTGAATGCCTGGAAAGATTGTTTTGTTGATCTTCTTAATGTATTCCTCATTATTCGTGAGAATGAGTCCTCCTCGTGGGCCTCTCAATGTCTTGTGTGTAGTGCTTGTTACCACGTCAATATGTGGGAAGGGATCTGGATGTAGTCCAGCCGCAATAAGACCAGCAATGTGAGCAATATCAGCCATGCTAATAGCTCCAACACTTTTGGCAATGTTGCTAATACGAACGAAGTCAATGAAGCGAGGATATGCAGATGCTCCGCATAATATGAGTTTTGGTTTGTGCTCTTGAGCAAGTTTTTCAACCACATCATAATCAATTACCTCTGTTTCTGGATTTAGCGGATAGTGCACAAAATTGTACATCTTACCAGAAAAGCTGACTTTAGAACCGTGTGATAGATGTCCCCCATGAGCAAGCTCCATAGAGAGAATAGTATCACCAGGCTCAAGCAAAGCAAAATACACAGCCATATTGGCTTGACAGCCAGAATGAGGTTGTACATTAGCGAACGAGCAGCCAAACAGCTGGCAAGCACGCGAAATAGCAAGAGACTCTGCGCTATCCATGTTAACACAACCGCCATAGTATCTCTTTCCCGGATATCCTTCCGCATATTTGTTTGTGAAGATACTTCCTTGTGCCAGCATCACCTGTTGAGATGCAAAGTTTTCTGATGCTATCAATTCGATAGTTTCTTTTTGTCTTTGTTCTTCATCACCCATTATACGAGCAACGTCTGGATCAAATCGTTCAAAATAATCTGACAACATTACAACCCTCCTCTTGACATCTGGAATACTAAGTTTCTTCGTGATAATTCTCGAGATAAGCTCTCGGCTATACGTTTCTTACCCTCAAGTATAGCTTTGAGGAGCTTCATCTCTGTGTACTTGGTCATAACAACTGTTTTGAGACCAGCCACTGCACTTTCTACCTTAGCCTCCATGAGATCTTTGCGCTCATTTTCAAGAGTAAGTAAGACTCTCTTGCGCTCAAACTCTAGTTGATTCGACCAAAGATCATATTCTGATTCTCTAATAGAATACTGATGTTCAAGATAGCTAAGAAAACTAGCGAGCTGCCCCATCAAATCACCTAAGTTTCCTTCCCCGTGATCGGGAATCTCAGAATAATTTGAAGGGACAGTGATCTCGCTTACCTCACCGGGTGCAGTTATACCTTGTGATGCAAGAGATTGCAAAGCTTGTGTGGTGCTTGCGTGCATCTCTGACATAGTTATATTGTAACTTCACCACTAATTTCAGCTGCTTTTGCTTTACTGACGAGCTTGAACATGGTCATGCCGGTCTCGGGATTGACTCCCTTGACTGCCCATCGTCCATTAGCTAGTTTAGCAAGTTCAACTTCTACGTTTGGTAGAGTTTTGCTTAACTTAACGTCATACATGTCCATGACAGCTTTGTGTCCTGTCAATGTGTACCGCGCTTCAGACATAATGTCTCCTTTCACTTTTATTGTAGGTCTAAATACCTTTCGAATAGCTCTTTCATATACATGAAATCTGCCTTCGTCAATACAACCAGCTCAAGACCTGATTTTAGTTGTATTGATAAAGCCGGAGTTCGTACTGGCTTATGCTTATATGCATCATCTGTTATTTTGTCCCAAAGTTCTTGACTAATCTTAAAGCTGTTGTGTTTGGTGTCTTTAGAATCGAATGAGAATTCCAAAGTCTTCATGTCACCTTTGTTTGTCCACCCACCTCCAGATCTTGGAGCTCGTTTTGCGCCAAAGTCTAGTGAATCCTTTTTCTCTTTCTTCTGCCACGGCATCATACACTATTCTCCTTGCTAT